ATGACGGATTGGAATTGGGTGGATTTATTCCCTATAGTCTTCTTCCCGTTCAAGATTATCGTATTGGGTACAGGCATGTACTTCGCCATCAAGTGGCATCACGATCAGGCGAAGAAGGAAAAAGAAACCAGCGGATCGTAAACGCCCGCCGGACACACTCCTGACGCCTGAGGTTAGCCGAGCCGATATCCAGTGATGCGGCTGCAATTCGCGCCACAGAACAAGGCCACGACCCCTTTATCTAAAATCACCTGCTTGATGGTCCGAATCTCATGCTTTCCGAAGGAAACTCGGATGCGCTTTCGGAAGTGTGTTGAGCGATCCGCATCCAGGCAGGTTGCGGCAGTATCGTCAAAAATTACGCCAAGGCGCTTGCCGAAAATGGAATTTTCCAGCAACTGCCGCTCGAGAATTATTCTGATCGTTCAGCCGCGTTGCGGTCATCGCTGTGCGTTGGCTTATAACGCCATTGCCACGAATGGATCCCCGTAGCCACAACGATGGGCAATCTTTGCTTTTGATAGGCTTGAGGGCAAGTCACCATTCCATGACGAAGCAACAATTGCCACCGACGCTAACGCCGAAAGCTTTTTGTTCTCGTCAGTGTGGTGAATACGGTTGGTGACCCCTCGAATATCCTGCGACGCGGCTCGCGGGGGCAAGCTCTAATGGACTGCGGGATCCTCGTCTTCAAGAAAGCTGCGAATGCCGTCCTTTTCGCAGGTGGCAAGAAATTCTTCCCATGCGTCTTTGTCGGTGGCGAAAGGCTCGTCCCAGGTGGTGACAAGGTCATTTTCGCTTATGACCTCAAGCTTCCAATCCTGCTGTGTGCCGGCGGATCGGTAAATATCGACAAGGACCGTGACGCCGTCATCTTCGAATTCGCCTGAGAATTCGGAGTGTTCGATTTTTGATTTCTTCGCCATGTCAATGTCCTTCAGGCTCAGGCTTCGTCAGGGTGCTGGGGGTGTCCTTGAACGCGGTAACCGTTAGAAAGACGGCGATGGCGGTAAGAACAAATTTGGTCTAGCGCTCAATCCATCAGCCTCCTGCAAGTCAAGTGCGCACCGTCAGGGCGGGGGAGAACCAAACACCGCGCAAAGCTAACGCGCAGTTGCTGGGGGGACCCGCTGGCTATAATGTGGCTAAAACAAATATAGCCAGCTCTGGGGGAACTGGCTATCTATCTGATTTTTATGGTCGGAGCGGCGGGATTCGAACCCACGACCCCTTGACCCCCAGTCAAGTTGTAATTGCCATTTTATCTTTTGAAATCAATTGATTACGCAGACGCCAAGGTGTAAACTAAGCCCGAAAAAGCCCAATAAAACCGGTGTCGACCATGTTTAATTGTAAACCAGAGAATCACCAACACCCTGAGAGAAAAGGGGTCCACATCGTCGGAAAGACACTCTCGAGCGGCGAGGTGATTCGGTATATCTATTCGTCTCGTGGAGGTTCGCTGATAGGCAGGGCGGCCGCGAATGATGATGTCGAGGAGATCATCAAGGCCCATATCAGCAAGAAGAGAACACGCGTCATCAACATGCTGATTAAGGGGTGCGAAAAGCGAGCGATGCTGAAGGGGAGAGAATTCTCTCTGACCAGCGTTTGGCTGAATGATCGTCTCCACCAAAGTGCAGATCGTTGCGAAGTCACAGCGCTGCCTTTTGATTACGGAAAGTTGGACGAGAAAAACCCGAACGCTCCCAGTATCGACCGGTTAGATAATTCCATAGGCTATGTGCCAGGAAACGTTCGGATTGTTCTGCACTCGCTCAACGTTGCGATGAACGTGTGGGGGTTGGATTACTACCTCAAGGTAGCGGAAGCTGCGGTCTCTAACCGTCTGTCGTCTTCCTAACCCTGTTCTCGATGCTCTCAACTGCCGCGCTCGACACCAGATAGTGCTTGCGAATGATTCCCTCGGCGTCCTTTTCTGAGTGGCCGGACACCTCGGCAATTTCCTTGATCGATGCTCCATTGCGATAGGCGAGGGTGACGAACGTTCCCCGCAGGTCGTGGAAGGTCTTTCCTTCGATCTTCGCTTTCTCTACGGCCTTGCGCCAAGACGATTTGAAGCCAGTCGCCCAAGGCTGGCCCTGACCATTGGTCAAGATCGTGACCGAGTTGCCCCGTGGCACTCCGTCGAGATAGCTCTTTAGCTCCTCAGAGACTTTCATCCTGACATGCGCTCCGGTCTTCGACTGGCGCAGGTAGATGGAATGGCCGTCGTATGCCTTCCATGTGAGCTTGAGCAAATCCCCCTGTCTTTGCCCCGTCCAGATCGCCAGCATAAGCGCACGCACCAAAGGCTCGGCCGCCGGCTTAGTCTCCCACTTCCCATCTTTGTCTTTTTTCCCGTACCGGAAGGTCTGGATATCCTCATCCGTCCAGATCACATCGCGGCGGCTGCTGTCGCTGACCTTCTCGACGCGCTCAAGCGGGTGACGTTCGATCATCTCACGATCAAGGCCAAACCACAGGATGCGTTTCAGCACGCTCATGTAGAGGTCGGCTTTGCGGGGATGTTTTTGAGCAATCTCGTCTCTCCACTGCATGAACAGGGTCCGAGAGCCGGTCGCGCTTATCTCTTTTGCCGTCATCGCAAAGAACGATGTTTCGATAGCCTTGATGGCGAAGTCATATCCCTCGCGGGTGCTTGCTTTCAGGCCTGTGTATGCTGGTGATTTAAGATAGTCCCGGATGATTTGCGCCATGCAGCCTTGGAAAGGCGCGTCAGGCCGCTCACGCGTCAGTCGCACATATTCAGCGACGAACTCAACAGAATTGAACTCTGAAGTCATGCGCGGGCCGCCACGCCACGCATAGTAGTATGTGGCGACCCCGCCCTTAGCGAGCTTTTTCTTGACGCAGTGAACGCCCACCAAATCGACTTTCATTGAGCTTTCTCCATTCGGAGAGAGCATTGCTTCCAGTTGGCAGCGATGGTTCAACCCCTTCGCTGCTGTGAATAGTGGGAATATCGGGGGCAACTCGGATTATTTTGCCATCGACCTCTACTTCAACTCGGACGCCCTTCTCCAAGGCAATATCCGCCATGCGCTTCAGGTCCGCGGATTTGACGAGTGCAGGTGCCGTCATCCCTCGCTCCTTCCAAGCGCCGCTCGGTGCGACACATCAACGGCAAAGACCTCGACAGGATCGGGGCCGAAATGTGGGTGCGTGATCGTTTTTCGGATAAAGCCATTCCAAGGCAGTTCTAGGCGTCGGGATTGGTCGTCTCGGCTTGGGTAGCCTTTTGTCAGAACGATACCCTCGAACGAACGGTGAAGGACACCGCGAACTCCACCAATGATGAGACGTTTCGACCAGTAGGCATTCGCCAGACGGTATTCTTCGGTCTTGTTGCCGCCGCGGATCGCGTCAAAGTATTCCGCCTTAAGCGGCAGGATCAGCTTCACCATCACCGCTCCTCCGATTGCAGGGCGCTCTCAGCAGTCGCACGGCACCCCTGCATGAGATGGTGGCGCGATTTCTTTTCCCAATCGGCAAGGTCGGTCTGGTATTGCTCCTCGACCCAAAGGCGAACGGTTCCGCTTCTCGTGGCAATCGGCGCGTGCGGCCTGTCGATGTTGTGGCGCTCCACATATTCATCGAATTTTCCGCTCTCAAGCCATTCTTCGGGAACCTTTGAGGCTCTCAGCGCCGCCTCTCTGCGGTCCATGGCGTCCATCTGGCGGGCGCGGACGCAAAGGTCCAATCCTTCGGCAAGAAGCTCTTGGCAGGTATCGCAGCCCATCAGATACCCTCCGATTTCATTGCACGGATGTCAGCGGCAACCCTTTCGAACCTGCATCGCCACATGCTGTTGTGCAGTCCTTCATGAGATACGGCGTCAACTATGGCCGCAGCATCGTCCAACGCCACATTCCTTGCTGCCTCCGCGCGTCTAATTTGGAGAAGACGGCTTTCATCGGCGGCTGCGATCATGCCGACAAGCTCAGCCTCTCGGTCTCTTGCCACCTTCTCGCGCTTGTCTGCTTCGGATAGGAGTTGTCGGGCATGATGAGAGAATGCTCGGTTCAGGGACGAAACTAGTGCATAGGCATAGTCACGCGATTCTGCGGGGATCACGACGCCAGCAGCGGGATCGCGGGCGCTAAACCACTCTCGCTCGCCGTCTGACGATCCGGACACGAGGAAAATTGCATAATCGTCCACGTCTCAGTCCTCCTGCTTTGCGGGTGCTGCGGCGAGCATCGCGCGGTAGAGGTTGAGAAGGAATAGATGAGGCGCGTCGTCATCGACCATTGAAACTACGGCTTCGATCATGCTGCCGGTCGGATGTTTGGGAACAATCTGCCATTCTTCGTCGCCCGCCACTTCCTGCACCTGTGCGGAGAGGGCGGAACGGCAAAGAGCTATGACATGCGCCGGACCGCCAAGCGACTTGTTGTTGTCAAACCACTGCATAGCGCCAGTGCCGCCCGTGCTGTCGCCCTTGAAATAACCCCAAATTTGCCGTGCCAAGTCTTCCGCATTCACGGCCACAAATGGCGCTGGCTTGGAAGCTGGCTCTGGATACGCGCAACCATCATCGCAGTTGTAACCGTCGCATCCTTCGCAGCGCACATGCCCCGCAGCGCACAGGGCGGAGCGAATTCGGGCTTCGTAGTCGGTCTGGGCAGCGGCTTGGGCTTTAATCAGACTGGTGAAGTATCCGATAACTTTTTGCCCGACTGATGTTCGGTACTTTGAAGCTGAAAACCCGTCATCTTCTACAGTGAACACTAAGCCACAATCCGGTCTCGCTCTCCACACTTCCAGATATTGTGTCTCTTCTACCCATTCCAAGCCTCTCACCGAAACTGATGGCGCAGGAGGATTGAGAAACACGTTATATCGACCGTCCGGAAGCCAGTTACACGAAAGTACGAGAGGCATTTCATTCTCACGCCCCGGTGTGCCTTTGGCGAACTCAAGCACAGCAAACACCGGTTCCGCAGTGGGCAGCGCCGCCTCAAGAACTGCTCTAGCAATCCCCTCAAAAGCTTCTGGATGTCGAGAATCATTCCTCTTTGCAAGGGCTTCAGACCCTGCTTTAACCATTTCATCACTAATCATTTCAATTCTCCTGCTTTGCGGGTGCTGCGGGGAGAGGCATCCAGTGGGTTGGCCACCACTGGTTCCAGCCGGGTACGACAAACTTTTCACCTTGAGACGGGGACAGGAATCCACCGTTTTCAAATTTGCAGAGCGTCGTCCTTGGGCTATAGGCTTCCGCCATAACCGCAAGAAATGTGCTGCCATCCTTCGGCGCTGTCTCAATCGGCTGCCACCCCGCCACGTCCTGCACCTGTGCGGAGAGGGCGGATAAATCGCTGTCGCGCTGTGCGAGCCATTCATTATCCGCCTCGTACTCGGGGAAAACCTCTCCGTTGTAACCCTGCGAGGATGCATCGAAGCCAGCTTTGTACGCATCGGCCAAAGCCTTCACGGCCACGGATGGCGCGGGCTGCTGTGGACGGTCGTAGAGTGCGCGGACTTCATGCCCGCCATGGCCGTATTCTTCCGCTTGCTCCTTGGTTGGGTATACGGTCATCGCATATTCCCACACGTTGTTGCTCACGGTGCGCATATGGTTGATGACTTCCTTCTTATATAGAGGTTGCCACGCTACCGGCTCCGCAGCGGACAGGGCGGCTTCGATGGCTTTGAGTTGTGCCCGAGTGATGATCGTCACGTCATCTACAGGAGACGCGGTCATATCGAGCTTTAGGTCGTTGATGACATTAAGCACTTCACTCTGCATTGTGTTCGCCTCCTGTGCTGGCGAGGGCGGTGCGCAACCTGACAGGAATTAACGAGCGTATATCTACCGATGCTTGTCCACCGTCCATGCTCAAAATGCCTTGCTCGGCCAAGCGCACTACCGTCTCAAAAGATATAAGAAGTTCGCGCGTATCGTATTCTGCGGCCTCGGCGCGCTGGCGGTTGGCTGTCGCGACTTCGCGCAGCTGGTTGGCTTCGGCTTCGAATGTTTTTGCCAGCGCGCTGTATGTGTCACGGCTAGCATCAGCCCTACGAGCGCGACGCCATTGCTTCGCTCTCTCCCGTTCAAGGCGCTCGTTCTCGCGCTGCAAGCTTTTGAGGGTGGAGAGGAGTTCCGGAACGGCGTTGACGGCCGCAGCCATGAACCCGCCGAGCTTATCCTGCTTATCGCCACAGCCGATGACAGTGAAGAACGTGCCATCGTAATCGTCGTTGATAGGCGCGATGATCGAATTGAACTCATCGCAGTCAGGCGTGAATTCCACCTTCAGCGGGCCGACGCCTTCCAGCGCCTTCTTGATCTCTTCCAATGCGGTCATGGCGTTTCCTCGCGGTAGAACGTGACTGGCCGGTAGACGACGGCCTTTTTGGGCTGCCGGGTGCGCAGCGAGTTGTTCGTGGGTATCTTCTGCTTCTGGCGCTTCAGGCCTTGCGACTTGTCGAACTGACGATTGGACTTCGCGATCTGCTTCTGGTCCTTCTTCGTCTTGCCGTTCTCACCCCGGTGACAGCAGTCTTTTCCAAGCAACTGGCCTTCTACGATGGTGATCTTGCGCTGCTTGTCGACTTCAGGACGGAGCCCTTCCGGAATGATGTGGTCTATCTCGTAAGGCTTGGCGCCAAGAACCTGGCCGCAGCCTTCGCAGCAGATGAAGCCGTCGGCGTTCTTCGACCGAGTGACAATTTCCCTGCGCTGGGTAGGGGTGAACTCGCGGCGAGACATCAGATACCTCCCCAGCGAGCCAGCAGCAGAGCGATAAACCCGCACGCAAAGCTAAACAGCCAAAGGGTCTTCTCGTCTTTGATAGCCGCTACCACTGACAAAATCAGGCCAGCGGCGAAGAAGAATGCGAAAACGCCGACGAGAGTGTAAAACAGGATATTGGCTACCATCACCTATGCCCTCCCAGCGCACGTGTCAGGCGCTTCCACCAAGGCACATAGCCAATGGATGTCCGAAACTCGTTGACAGCCCCGGCGGCCTTACGCTGTTCACGCTCGGCAAGCTTGGCGTTGATCTGGGCGGCGAGAGGATCGACCGGCTTTTTGATGCGGATGGTTTTTGTGGTCATGCCGCACCTGCCTGACGAAGGATTTCGTCCTGATCGACGCCGACGATCCCGGCGATAGTTGCAAGTCCGTCCTCTTGCTCAAGCGACAGATCAATGACTTCCCAGCAGTGGTTCGAAACGGTATTCGCCTTCTCGGCAATCCTCGGGTCGCAGTTCTCCGGCTTTGGAAATTCATCCATCGCCGCGAGCCGCTGAACCTTGAATACCTGAAGGTCACCATCCGGTGTTGTCGCTGCCCAGAGCATGCGAGCAATGTTCAAAAGCCATTTCTGATCGCGTGAAAGGTTTGAGGCCGGAGCATCGGAGGCGTGGGAACCATCCGCTCCGGCCTCATTTACTGGCGTCATGCCAGCGTTATCCGACGACGGGGCAGGGGATTCATCGTCGGAATTGGTGTTCTCGGGCTTTGGTTCTTTGAACACCACGTTGTTCTCGGCTCCGAAAGCGTAAATAAGCTCGATCATGTTGCTCATCTCATCGATCGTCATGGTTGACGTATGGATGCCGAGCGGAACGACGGTTCCGGGGTCGATGCCAGGCACGACCGATGCTTTCCGGAGCGACGCGGTGAACATGTTTTTCCAGTCCTCGACCTTGAGCTTCTGGCCGTACCAGACGACCTGATCGGAGACTTCGCCAAGCATGGCGTGCATCTTGGCGTTCTGCTCGTGGCTACGCGTGCTCTTGCGGAACTCGACAATGGTGCCGTCAGAGACATGACGTGCCCAGCGCACGACCTTTTCTCGGTCTTCGGGTGAGTTAAGGACAACAGCCTCGCGCGTGCTCATGCTGCCACCTGCTCGTACAGCTGACGCAGCGCGCCAACCTTCGTGCTCACTTCCGTATCGAGGAAGATGGTGACTTCGCTCTCCAGTTCAGCAATATGTTTGTCGTCGCGCTCAATGCGCTTGACGAACAGCTGCATGCTCTCTGGCAACCGGGGATCGTATGAGACGAAGTCGCACCATTTCCTGCCGGTGCACGCCATCTGCCACATCATCTGTGTGATGTACTTCGCCGGTATCTCCTGCTTGATCAGGGTGTCGATATGGGTTGCCGTGTTCGGGCATTTGATCTCGACAAGCCCGCTTTCGCCAACAAGGCCGTCAGGAGAGGCGCCAGCGTCAGCGATGGACGGATGCGCCACAAACGCGATCTGCTCAACAGTGACGTCCTGCATGAACTCGTAAGCCATGCGAGCGCTTGGTTCCTGATCGGTTCCCCACTGCATCGCGGCGTTGGTGAACCCTTCGGCCGCAACGCCCGTCAGGCGTTCTGCAATAAGCTCCGCGGCATAGTTGAAGCGCGATGCGCCCCAACCCGATTTCGTTTTGGCGATCACATCAGCAACGCGAGATGCCGTCACCTTGCCACAGCGCAGTGCTTTCCATTCGTCCGAACCTTGAATGATCTCATCCATTGGCGGCAACCTTCCGCTTCTTGGTTTCAAGCATGCTGATCGCGCGGCGGAACTTGATCGCCGGCATTTCAGCAATGCTGTCGATCTGGAGCACTTCGCAGAACTTTGCTGTGTCCGATCCTGTTTCTTCCAGCATCGTCAGGATGATTTCCCGCTCGGCCTCGGTGATCGCGCCGGTGTCGTTTGCTTTCGCGCCATCGTCGTCAGCTGCGGCAGCCAAACCGAGAGCCGCCTTGAGCGTGTACCGCTGGAGATAAGTGACCGTCGATCCGATAGCCTGGATGCTGTTCTTGTTGCCGCTGTCATCTTTGGGCGCCATAAGCGTGTTTTCCTCGCTGTGGCCCATCCTGTGAGAAATGATGCAGGTGACGGTAATAGGCTGGTTCGGCTCGGACTCGGTGCGGAACCGTACTGAAAGACCGTTGGCAGAAAGAACCGGTCCGATCTGGGACATGATAGTCGCCAGATCCTCGTACTGGTAATTGGTGCGGCCCTTGGCCGACGTGAAATCAACCTTCTTCGTCTTGACGATGGCCGGCATATTAGCCTTTGCGGCCGCCATGGCTTCATCGAAGGCCTTGCGGGCCTGATTGGCTTCCCAGCGCTCCTGCAGGTTCATCAGCTGCGTCAAAGTCTCGACGCTGGCATTCTGCGACACTGCGCGGTCGAGCATCTCCATCGGCGTCATCACGGCGCGTGACTGGCTTGCCGACTGGATATCGGATGGGGTTTGAACCTCGATAGCATTTCCCATTTTTCTTGCCTCCATGGCCTTGCGTGCATTGTCGATGACGCTGGAAGATGCAGCGCCTATGGAAATTTCGTTGCCGGGGATCTCGATCACCTTTTCCACGCGATGACCTCCTGATTTACGAGCGCATCCGCCTTGAGGTAGCTTTCCGAAGCCAGCGAGATGGCGAGCATGAGCGTGCAGGTCACGAGAACCAGCGTCACGAACTCGATGAATTTGATTTTGCGAAAATTTGAAGCAGCGCGCTGGTTGAGAGCATCGATGTAGGCTTCGCGCTCATCCGCTTCTGGTGTGTTGGTGGTGGAGAAAGCGGAGGGCATCACGAACGGCCTCCAAGAGCGTTCAGAATCTGATCGCGCGCAATTTCAATATCGTTTCGGCAGCTTCTGATCGCAGTTTCCACGATCTCCGGCGTCGACAGTCGCATGTATGCGGCCATCACTGACATCGCCTGAGTGAAACCCTCACAACTTGCTGCGAAGCCAGCATCAACATTAACGGAAACGGTCCCGCCGTCTTTGCCAGTGAGTTGAACTCCGTAAGCTTCCAGCCAGCTGAGCGCTATTGATTGACGCTCAATAGTTGCGACGGCAGTTCGAATGCGCTGAGTGTCAATTTTATCTGCCATTTCCTGCCCCTTCATATCTCGGGTTACTCTGATAAAGCCGGTGGGTTGGTTAGGACTTGACCGGAGCCGCAAAAAGCTTCGTGCCAACGGCAAGCGTGGGCGGGTCTGTGAGGATTTCGATGATTGCCGTCTTGCCTGACTGGTTGTCGTTGATGACGACAGCGGCAGGGATCGCAGCCTTGAACGTCTGCCAAGCCTGCTCGACCTCCTGAGAAAGTTCCTCGGTCATCTGGTCGAACATTTCGGCATCGAGTACGGCCTGCTCGTCGGTCAGGATGGCGGTAACGAGATCGGCAAGCTCAATCGCTGCTACATCATCGCTGTTTGCTGCCTTTGCTGCCAACGCCAAGAGTTTGGCTCTGTCTTCTGGATATGTGCTGAACGGACGAATGTCGCACACTGGCGCATTGCCGTTGAACTCGCCGTCTTCTGTCGGCAGAAATTTGCTGGTTTCGCTCATGTTCCCTATCCCTTGTCTGAAGCCCTATGCGGGGCGGCTAAGCCTCAATCTCGCTCATGGTGACGAGTGGCTGCGTCTGCTTGAAAGCGGCGCGTAAATCGTCGTGAGAGGCAGGATTTTCTGACCAGATGGCACGAGCGCGGGCCTTTGCCTTTTGCTCTAAATCCCTTTCAGCGGCCCGCTGATGAGGCGGCATGCTGTAATCCCACCCGGCGCGCGCGTAGCTCATATCGGTGAGGCACTTCTTGAACTCATCGACCAGTTCGTTGGTGGTGAAAGCTTCGCTCATCCCCATCACTCCGCCGCTTCCAGACGACCGATGACGGCGCCGTGGACGATGGGGTTGCGATCAAACCGGGGAAGAACAATCTCGCCGGGACGTGCATGGCGATCGAACTCAAACACCTCGCCGCCGTAGCGCTGGGCGTCTGAATCCGCTTCATCAACGTCGTCATACTCAAAGGCTTCTTCGCCGTTCGACGTCCATTCCATGCCGCTGCCAAACTGGGTCAGGTAACGGGCCGAACCGCTGCGGGTATGCATTCCAACGTGGAAGCGCGTTACCATTGGCATTTGCTCATCCTCAGTGGTTGATCCGATCAGGCTGCAATGTTCATTCCGCAACGGGCGTTTTCGGCGTATTCAGCGGAAATCCGTTGATGCCGAACCGCTTTCTCAAGCTGGCCGTTGAGCAGGTAATCGAGCGCCCATTCAGAGTGCATCGCTGCCTCTTCCTGCCAGTATTTTGCGGTTAGCTTTTCGTAGAACATCACGCAGCCCTCAGAATTTCTCGGCGGCATGGATGTCCGGGGTTGAAGACGGCAGCTTTCAGATCGCCACGACCGACGCTGATAACGACTTCCTTGCCAGCGCATCCCTTGGTGCGGAGCCAATCGACGTAGGCCTGAACGTCAGCAGCATCGGCAATAGTCTTGCTGAAACCGTCGCAGTAGATTTTGTAAACCTTGCCCATCGCTCATCTCCGGTTCTTGTGGTGGCAGCGAGATCGGCGGGTGGGTGCGTCTCGTCGCTGCTGATGGAGATGGTATAATGGGCTTTATCCCATTGCGTCAAGCGTAAAGTTGGGCTAAATCCCATTTTATGCACGAAGACGAAGAAAACTTCTATGGCCTGCGTGGCCAATGGCTCGACTATCTGGTCGAGCGCCAAGACCTGACACACGGAGATTTCCGGGTGGCCTACTTCATTGCAAGCAAGATTAATCCTACCGACAACTGCATGTGGTGGGGCGTGAAAACGATAGCTCGCGATCTGGGGGTAAGCATTGGCACCATCACCGCTGCCACAGATAGGCTGGCGCAAGCCGGGCTGCTGGTCATTACGAAAGGTCCGAAAGGGAGCTATAATTACTTCATGCGGATGCCGATCGACCCGCGGGGAGCGGCGCTTGAAGCTATACGGTCGAAGAGGAAAAAGACCGGAGGAAGGAAGCCTAGAGTTTCAAATACTGAAACTGGATGAGTTTCAAAAAATGAAACCTAACCTAATAAGGCTTAACCTAATAACAGTTCTTTGTTTTAGGATTCTTGCTCTGAGGGTAATTGGTAGAAACGGGAGAGAAGGGAAATCTCTTCCATTTCCAGAGCAAAAAGAAACCCGCCGGAGCGGGTCTCAAAGCCAACCAAAACCTTTGGCCATCAAAGCCGCCAATCCAAGCGAAGTGCTGATTAATGCGGCGAACAGCAAGCGAAAATCCGCTCTGGCATCGGATCTAAGGCCGCGGATATCTTGCTTTAGCTCCGACATCGTTTCCTTGATGTTGGAGACATCCGATTCCAATTTTGCTACGCGAGCTTCCATATTTCCACCTCCTGGTGGCTCATTTGTGCCGCCATTGTAAGGCCTTCTATCGGAGTGGACAAGTCGCGGTGGAGGATTGCCGGGACCGAGGGACATTCATTCCTCCAGAGCCAATATTTGCGCCTTGAGGCTTTCGAACGCTTCCTTGGACAGCATTATCCCGGCGAAATAGACCTCGCCTCCATGACCGGACGAGCGGCCAAACGCCAAGCGGTACATGTCGGCATCTTTGTTGAGGGCAACCTTTGTTGCGCCGTATTCGCCGCTGGCTTCAAGAAAAGGCGGAACATCAAATTTCATGTGTTTTATCCTTCACTGCTTCTTCACCTCGTCCCGTTTCATCCGTTCAAGCTCCTCGGCACCCAGCGCCGCCTCAAGCACCGCATCCACCTCAGGCAAGAAGCTCTCCCACATCGGCCGCTGTTCAAACATCGTGTCTTCTGGCACGCTGTTAAACCGGCACAGGGCGCGGGCGGCTCGTTCTCGGGGAGGGTGCGGATGTTTCATGGTTTCCTCCCTGACGTAATCAATAGGAAATTTTTTTCCATGACCCGGTGACTAGGCCTTTGAGGATTATTTCTTTTCCCTCGAAGCCGTCGAGCTTGATTGGTTTATGGGTGCTGTTGGAACTGACAGGCTCAAGGATAAAATGACCGGCGGGTTCGCGCGCCAATCGTTTTACAGTGACTTCGACCAAAGCGCCTTGATGGCGTTCGATATGAACGCACATGCCGGGTTTCTTCGATAAGCCGGTATCGTCCCAGTTCACGCAGATAACGAAGCTCCCTTCATCGAAGAGCTTGTTCATGCTGTCCCCGACGATCTCAAGCGCATACTGACGAGCGCGTGGGAAATTGGGGTCACGCGGCGCGTTGATTATTTCTCTCTCGTCGTCTTCCTGAACCAGATCGATGTCCATGAAAGCGCCAGCCTGCGCACGTCCGACGACTTCAATGCCCGTCAACTTCACATCTGGCCGCTCTATGGCTTCGAGACCTATAACCTGGCGTACCTTCTGAAGTTTTGATACCGTCGGCTCCTTGTCGCGCTTCAGCGCGTCGCGCACGAATGTTTCGCCAAAACCTGCGTCAATCGAAGCCTTTTTCATGGACATGTTTATCTCGTTGAGACGCTCGGCGATCTCAACTTTCCACTTCGGCCAATGGGGTTCAATCGGAATGGGTTGGTACGTTTTAGCCATGTCTGACCGATATAACGCCCAGAAAAAAAGTCACGTGGGTTAAAGCCCATTGACAAATGGGATAAAGCCCATTTATTGTTGGTTCTATGATCACGAACCAATCCATCATCGAGAGCATCGAGAAGCACTGCGAGGCCACTGGCATGGCGGTGTCCACCTTCGGCCGAAAAGCTGTCAACGACGGCAAGCTGATTTCCCGTCTCCGTGATGGGAAGCCGATCTCCATCGACACGTACAACCGCATCAACACATTCATCGCGGAACATGCGCATAGTGCGGAAACTGCAGCATGAGCGCCGCGTCCGTTCTCTCCGAAGCTCTTTCCATCATCGCCGCACCGAATAAGTGGGCGAGGGAAGGTGTCGCATTTGACGACCGTGGGAACGAGCGCAAGGCCACTGACGAGCGCGCCAAGCGGTTCGATATGGTCGGCGCCATCCAGCGGGTGAAATGCTCTGCCGACGATTACGGCGCGGCGATCCGCGCGGTGCGCAAGGCCTGCGGCAAGCAATCCATTTTCGAGTTTAACGACGGGCACGGTCATAAAGCCGTCCTCAAGTGCATGCGGCGCGCGATTGCGGCTGCGGAGGTGGCGGCATGAACTGGAACCACGATCTCTCCCAGGCACCGCGCGACGGCAGCCACGTCATTCTGGCGATGCCGAACAAGACGACGCTCCGCTCCTACTGGTGCGAGCCGAAGGGCGAACCGGCGCACTGGTGCATGCTGAGCCACAAGAACAAGCCGGTGGCTTGGATGGCTTGGCCGGAACATCCATTCGCAGCCGCCACGACGAGCGAAGCTGCGCTGACCAAAGCCCCGACGAACGTAAGTCTCCCGGTTGACGAGAAGAGCGGTGAACGGGCCAACGCAGGAGGCGACCATGTAACCGTCGGCGAGAATGCTAATCAGATATCGGCGGGGGAGCTCGTCAGTAACTCCTCCGCACCAATTCTCGAAGATGTGGGGTCTGGTCAATGATCAATCCTACGGAAAAAGATATCGGCAGATCGGTGATCTATCGCCGCGACGGTGATGAGGGGGTAATCACCTCTTTCAACGATCATATGGTCTTTGTCCGCTACGGCGGCGCCCAAGGATCGATGGGGACGAGACGGCAAGACCTTGATTGGTCGCACGGATTCAAAGTCGTTGCTGACACCTGTCGCTCCCCTGTGCTGAACAGCAAAGCTATTCCCATGCATGACGACGAGGAGGAGCGCACATGACCTCAGCCCGTATCGAAGCCGCCACGCAATCGCGCCGCGCTGAGTTCCGCCCAGCAGTCCGCTGTGACGAGTGCGATCACGTCCTGTCGATTGCCGAGCAGATCGAACACTTCTGCGACCGATGCAAGAAGCGGCCGGTCGAAATTCGTGAGGGGAATTGATCATGAGAATTGCACACGTTGCATATGGTGCCGCATTGGCTTTGGCTGCTGCTCTTGGTGTCGGTGGCGCGGCGTCAGTGCCGCTCAATCTGGAAAGCCCACGCCTTGCGGTTCTGCCCAACATGCCTGTGATCTCCAAGGCATCGAAGAAGAAGCGCACAACCACCATGCATCCCCGCAACGGTAAGCGTGAAGTGGCTCGGCGGCTTCGCCAGATCGCGGCCGGTCAACTAACCCGCAGCAACGGCCTTGTATCCCGTGACGAGCTTTATGGGCGGAGGGCGGCATGATCTCGTCCTTCTCTTCCGACGAACGGCACCTTCTCATCTTGGCATCGGTATTCTTCTCGGCATTCATCGTGTCGGCGGTACTGGCGCACCTGGCATTCTCGGGGCGGAAGTGATGGCTACGCTCAAGCGATATCCCCTTCCGTCACTGGTCACTCATACGACGGACACCCGCGCTGGCTCTGTCTTCAAAGCCTTATGCGCGGTTTATCCGGGTCAAATATCTGCAGAACACCTGATGGCAAGAGCGGGTCTGTCTTGGCGGGCCGAACCGATCTGGTCTTTCGTGTCGCTCTGCAACGACTTCATCAAAATCAACGAGGCTATCGAACCTTTCGGCTGGCGGGCTGAACGGTCGGGCGGAACGCCTCGTGACAACTACTGGCTTTCGCCAATCGGCGGGTAGCTCCTTTCCAAGCCATCAACGCCGCTGAGTTCAAACTAACAGAACCCAGCAGGAAGGCTTGCTCCATGCCAGACAAAATCGAACTGACAGCAATCGCTAATAAACAGGGAAATCAAGGGAAAGAGATCATGAGTACGGCAGCCGCCACATTGTATGTGCGTAAAATGGTGGAGAAGGAAACATCGGGCAATGGCGACATTGATAACGCCATGCGCCGACTGGCCAACCGATACGGCCTTTCCTTTTGGCAAATCTCACATCTCCGGAATGGCAAGGCCAAGGCTCTTACCATCGACGCATTCAAAAACATTCACGCCGCGTATCTGCGCTTTTGCGCCCAGCAGATCGCGTCGTTGGAGGAGGAAATGGCGCGCGCAAAGGCAGAATATGGCGACGATCATTTCACGGATATTGGCGACGAAATTGAAGCTCTTCGCTCGAAAGTGCGGGCTGCGATGGAAAGCCACAACGGACAATAAACCCAACACGGAAGGGAAGGCGAATGACAGCATCAGCAAAGATCGGTGACAATTCGAAAGCAGAGCGCGAGCGCCGCGTTCTCTTCGCCTTCTACCACAAGAAGGACCGCGACATCGCGGCCCAGATCAAGGCTCTGCAAGCCGAGAAGTCATCCAACCGGCAGAACGCCAAGGCTTCCGGCTTCCCGGCGCAGAAGCTCGACCACTACCTCAAATCCTTCAATGCCGAGGATCAACAGAAGCCGGTCGACAAGCTCGAGAGCGAACGGGAAAATCTCGAATGGCTCGGCTACATCCCGGCCACATCCGGCGGCGACTTGCTGGCCCAGATCGATCGCGTCGACAACGAGCAGCTTATCCAGGCAAAGGGCTTCCATGCTGGACTGACCGGCCTTGATCGCGTCTCTGGCTACGACGGCGGCTCGGTTGACGACAAGCTCTGGCTGGAATCCTACGACGCCGGCAAGCGCGAATACGACGCTGAAATTCCCGACATCATGGCGCGCATCGCTGCGGCGCAGTCGAAGGAGGAGCCGGTATCTTCCGGCGAAGATGACCCCTTCAAGCTCGACCAAAGCTGATCTCCCCGGCCAGCAGACCTCCCAAGCGCTGGCCCAACTAACCCGGTGCGAGAATGTAAAGCGGACCCCGCACCGGGTTCTTTCTTCCACGAGGATGGCAATGAACCACATACCTCAGACAAGCCAATTTTGTTGCCCATCGTGCGGCGGTCATATTGGTACAGCCGCTCCACTGGATCAGGTTGTCGAAAACATCACCCAGCCGTCGCGCCGCCTCATCATGGCGATGCTTGCCGAAAAGCCGGGGAAGGCTGTTTATCGAGACCGCATCATTGACCGGATTTATGGCGGTCGCGCCGACGGCGGCCCGGATACTGCGGATCATGTCGTGATGGCAATCGTCAGCCAGTTGCGCCGGCAGATCGAACCGTTCGGGTGGACCATTACCAACTCGCGTGGCGGTGCTGGAAACTTGGCACAGTGGCGGCTTATCCCGGTCGAGGTGACGCCATGAAGGTCTGGGGCATTGATCCATCGTCCAAATGTGGATTCGCAATATGGGACACGAAATGCAGCTTGGCATCCGTCCACTGCGAAGTGATCGATAACAAGGTCGAAGGCGATTACTATTGGTACGCCGCTCAGATGGGCCGGAAGCTCCGCGCGCGCGTCAATGAGTTTGGCAAGCCGGATATCGTCGTGATTGAACAGGGCTCTGAAAGCACCCAAGGCACTGGCGTCCATGGCGTAATCTGGAGCTGGAACGTCATCGGCGCGATTGTCTCTCTCATGGGCGTTTACGGTATGCCCATCGCCACCATTACTCCCGGCGCTTGGCGCAAGCCATTCTATGGAAAGGGGTTCGTCCCGCCACAGCTCCCGGTGACCGAGCGCGTCGTCGTCAACGGTCAAAAGGTGACGCGCCAGGTTATCCAGAACGGCAAGCCAAAATTCAAAAACGACTGGAAGGCCGCTGCTGTGCTGAAGTGTCAGGATGAAGGTGTGACGCTCCCGACGCAGAAGACCATTGCCCATAACGCGGCGGAAGCCGTCGGCATCGCTCATAGCTGGGCGCACGCCAGCATTATCAACAAAGAGTTCGAGCCGTCGTTCGTATCGCTCCTTCAACAGCGCAACGAGCGCGCGCCGTCTGGCGATCTGTTCGCTGGAGTGGGCGCATGACCTCACTTGTCGCGAACAAACACATGTGCCTCTTCAGCAGCCTTCAGGAATGCATTGCGGGCCTTCACCGGTTCCTCCCGGCCTTCCAGCACGGCAAGGCAAATCATCTTCGCGCGGGTCAGTTTCTTGCCGCTGTCCGTCGGCCACTGGTTCATCAGCGTCAGCGCGGCTTCGCTCGTGCTGTCTATCGTCCGGTACTGACCGATCTTGCCGGTCTGAAATGTAACCGGCTTGTTCCATCGTTTCGGGTCCATGACGCGATACCTCCCGGTGCGATTCAACTTCCAGCGCCTGTCATTGTTCCGGGAGGCGCAGCATGAACCAGAACACTTCGCCCGCCGTCATGCAGCAGCGTAACGAGCCGCACGATAGCCTTGACGACTTCCCAACTCAGCCATGGGCGACACGGGCACTATGCCAGCATGTATTGTCGCCAAGCGCTTTGAAGGTGATGACGGTATGGGAACCGGCATGCAATCGCGGCCATATGGTCGATCCGCTAGGTGATTTCTTCAGCGCTGTATGGGCGTCCGACATCCACGACTACGGCCTTGATGGTGCTTTCCAGCATGACTTCCTGATGCCGTTTGAGCCGAATGTCATGAAGTGGGCAGTCTCTAAGCCCAACTGGGTCATTTCCAATCCGCCATTTCGGCTTGCGGAACAGTTCATCGAGCGAGCCTTGGCAGTCGCGACGACTGGTGTCGCCATGATCGTCAGGACGTCCTTCCTAGAAGGCGTTGGACGGTACACCAACCTGTTCAGCAAGACCCCTCCGACGGTCGTTGCGCAGTTCTGCGAACGGGTTCCCATGGTCAAAGGTCGTCTCACCGAAACAGGGTCAACAGCAACCTCATATTGCTGGCTGGTCTGGGAGCATGGAGAGGCCGGTACAAAACTGGTTTGGATCCCGCCCTGCCGTAAGAAGCTGGAGCGCAAGGAAGATTACGCGGCATATTCGGAGGTCGCAGCATGAACGCCATGCCACAAGAATTCGCCGCCACACCGGCGAACATAGACGCGGAACAGCAATTGATCGGCGCGTTGCTGATCAACAACGAAGCACTGGAGGCATTGCCGAGTTCGTTTGACGATCGGCATTTCTTCGAACCGTTTCATCAGTCGGTGTTTCGGGAAATCAAGCGCCTCGTGGAATCTGGGAAGAGCGCAAATCCGGTGACGGTAAAGGCGGGCGTCGACACCGGCGCTATGATAGGAGACCTCACAACGTCTCAATATCTGGCGCGCATGGCGTCAGAGGCTGTTTCCATCATCAACGTTCCCGGCTTCGCACAAGCCATCACATTCGACGCGATGCGCCGCGGTCTTATTTCCGTTGGCGAGCAGGCGGGAGAGCTTGGCTTTCAATGTGGCGACGAACTGACCTTCATCGAACAGGCGGATGCCCTAAGGGAGCAGTTTGAACGCATCGTCCGCGGTCTGGAATCAGATGATGAGCTAACTTTGGCGGATGCGGCCGATCGCGCCCTGAGCGCCACCAACAACGCTTTCCGTGGAAATGGGCATATAGGCGTCGATTATGGATTCTCGCCTCTGTCCGGCCTGATCGGGCCAGCAATGCCCGGACAGCTTATCGTCATCGGTGGCGGCACCAAACAGGGCAAGTCAACACTAATCGAGCAGATCGTTATGGGTGCTGCGATGAACGGCCACCCGGTATGGGTCTATTCCGGCGAAATGCAGGGCGAAGAACTCGCTCACCGCGCGTTGTCCCGCATCACCGACATTCAGGCATGGCGCCAGATCCGTGGAAAGGTTTCGGAATCCGAAGTCGAAAAACTGATGGTCGCAAAGACCAACGCGATGACTTGGCAGGAACGGGTGATTATCCGCGATAAGCCGATGACGCTGACCCAGATAGAGAGATCGGTAACGAACTTCACGGCGCGTCACCCCGGGGGCATGGCCATAGTCGATCATATCGGCCTTGTGGAGCGCGATAAAAGCAACATGCGGCTCACCGATCAGGATTTCGGCCCGCTCGTCACGCGCACGCTCAAGATGCTGGCAAACAAGGCATCTCTTCCTGTCTTTGCTGCGGCCCAGTTGAAGAAGAACACCTTTGCGATCGAGGACCGCACCATCACCCGCAAGACATTCGAGCAGGCCATCAATCGCCGGCCGAAATATGCAGACATCCTCGGGTCAGTCGAGAAAGACGCCAATCACGTCATCATCCCGTTCCGCGCTGAACCGATCCTGCAAGAGCTAGAGCCGGTCGAAGGATCTGGAACCTACGGCGATTGGGAAGCTGTCATGAGCCAGGTGAAAGACAAGGCTGAAATCATACTGGCCCTTTCCCGTCACACACGCTGGCCTCAGCGCAAGGAAGTAGGCTGGAACGGCGGCAAGACCATGTTCACCGAACTCAATCCCCACGACCAAGGGAGGATGTTCTGATGACCCACCCCATCCAATGGAACGGCTCAAGCACCAGCTTTGGACCGGAGTATGCCAGAGCACATAATAGCAGGGAGTTGTTTCCGCGATGAGATACGGATCTGTCTGCAGCGGAATTGAAGCCGCGACACGCGCTTGGCAGCCTTTGGGCTGGGAAGCAGCATTCTTCAGCGAGATCGAGGCGTTCCCCTCGGCCGTACTCGCTCATCACTACGGATCGAACATGCCAGGCGAACCGCTGGCGAAGAACGGGATACCGAACTATGGCGACTTCACGCAGATCGGCGAAGATGCAGGACCAATCGACCTTCTCGTGGGAGGAACACCCTGCCAGTCTTTCTCGGTCGCAGGAAAGCGTCTCGGACTGGATGACCCGCGCGGTAACCTCGCCCTTGAGTATCTCAGCTTGGCTCGGCGCTTGCGCGCCCGCTGGATCGTCTGGGAAAACGTCCCCGGTGTCGTTTCCTCTGTCACGGATGAAGAGGACGGTGAAGGCGGTATTCAGCCAGGAATTGAAGGACGCGAAGCCGGAGACGAATGGATTGAAGAAAGCGATTTTGCGACCTTTCTCTCATTCGTTCGGGAATGCGGGTATGGGTTCGCCTACCGAGTTCTTGACGCTCAATATGTCCGAGTGGACGGCTTTGGACGGGCTGTCCCTCAACGACGACGGCGTGTGTTCGTTGTCGGATATCTTGGAGACTGGCGACGTGCCGCAGCAGTATTACTTGAGCCCCAAGGCATGCGCGGGGATTCTGCGCCGCGCCGGGAACAGGGGAAAGGAGTTGCCACCGATGTTGTGCCAAGCCTTACAGCAAGTGGCAGAGGGACTAAGCGGGCCGGAGAAACCCGAGGGCAAGACCCAGTCGTAGCCGTCGCTTCTACAGGCAATGTGGCACATTGCCTGAACGCAGGCGGCATGGGTAGGCAAGATTACGAAACAGAGACAATGGTGGCATTCCCGATCACCGCGGGCATGGCGGCAAGCGCAGCGCGGATGCCTCATGAGCAAGGAGCGCTGGTGCCAGTGGCCTTCGCTCAAAACACCCGTGACGAGGTTCGCTTGTTCGGTGGCGATGGGCAAGTGGTCGGAGCTCTAGCTGCGGAACCTGGCATGAAGCAGCAGTCATATGTGGCTGAACCTGTTGCGTTCCGCGACGTGGCACAGGCATTGACCTCCAACTATGGGAAGCAGGCGGATAACAGCGACACCGCCTTAGGGCCGAACATCGTGGCTCAGCATGCCGTAGCTTTCGACATGCGCGGCCGGGAAGGTGGCGCACAGTTCGAAGGACCACACGACACGGCAAACATTCGTGCTGCGTCTGGTGGCTCCAGCAAGAGCTATGTGGCGCAAGAATGGGCCGTCCGCCGCCTGACCCCGACCGAATGTGAGCGTTTGCAGGGATTTCCAGAAATAAGAAAAAATGTTAAGATAAACATATGGTTGGAAGACAAATCACAGCAGTTTGCGGGTGCGGAAACCCAATGCATTACCTCGCCAAGCAGTGTCTCAATTGCAGGCGAAAGCGTATCATCGCGGTCTGCCAAGAGTGCCAAACAGAGTTCCATCAAAAACCGTCAAGGCCTCGATCTGCCTGTGGTCCTGCATGTGCTGTTAAACTTAGAGCGCGGGGCAGTCGAAATTCACAAAGCCGGAAGGTGCCTCTGGTCTGCGAGCATTGCGGAAAAGCAAAGCTTGTCTCCCCTACATATGCCAATCGACGCTTTTGCTCGACTGATTGCGCAAATCACGGAAAGTGCGGAGAAGGAAGCGCCAGTTGGAAGGGAGGGGTCACTAGCGAACACGCCGCATTCTACTCATCCCGTGAGTGGAAGGTCGTTTGTGAACGTATCTGGGCACGAGATCGAGCGACATGCCGAAGGTGCGGCACCAAGCACCGATACCCTGAGCCGCCATACCACGTCCACCACATCAGATTGTGGGCAAAGTTCCCCGAATTCCGCACTGACCATGACAACCTTGTGCTGCTCTGTCGTGGCTGCCATCGGTTCGTTCATTCCAGAGATAATGTCTCAGGGGAACTCATTTTCCGTCACCGTTGAGGCCGTCCGAGGTTTCACCAATGTCCCGTGGGGCAAGAAAGACACGTCGCCTGACGGGCCGAGATACCGCGCCTTGGGGAATTCTATGGCGGTAAATTGTATGAGGTGGATCGGTCGGCGGATCGAGATGGTGGAGAAGATCACGAAAGGAGAGGCGGCATGAACGAATCCGCAGCAAAAGCCGTCCCGAAGGGCAATGAATACGAGGCCCATTACCGGCCCGTGTGGGCGGCGTCATTCCGCATCGTGAAGAACCGCGGGCAGATCGCCAAATTCTCGACTGAGCTTGCCGCCGAAGTGGCTGCCTGGCGTGTCCTGTACTCGGTCGAGCAGCGGGTGATGAGACGCGACGGCGCTCTGGTGTTTGCAGCAAAGGCATCAGCCGACGCGCATTTCAATCTCGCACCAACCGTCAAAGCCAAGGGCAGCAATAAGCGAACCATTGTCGAGAGGAAGCCCAGCAAGGGCAAAGAGATCAGCGTTGAAAGGATTCCGGCATGAGCAATCCGTATCTGATCGAAGGCCCAGCGCTGATATCGTTCTCCGGCGGTCGCACCTCGGCATATATGCTTTACCAGATCATCAAAGCGCATGGCGGCACACTGCCTGACGACGTTATCGTGGCTTTCGCCAACACCGGCAAGGAGCGGGAGGAAACTCTGCGGTTCGTTTACGAGTGCGGTTCCAGATGGGGAGTGAAAATCCATTGGCTGGAATGGCGTCGTGGAAAGCCGATCTATGAAGAGGTTGGGTTCAATAGCGCCAGCCGTGAGGGAGAGCCTTTTGCCGCACTGATCGAATGGAAACAGCGCCTACCCAACAGCTTTGAACGTTGGTGCACCGAATTCCTCAAGGTCAAGATCATGTTCGCGTTGGTCGAAGACAAACTTGGCCTGAAGCCGGGGCAATTCGTGGAAACCATCGGTCTTCGCGACGATGAGGGAATGCGCATCCTGCGGGGTATGGAAGCTGCAGAGCGACACGGCCGCCGTGTCGCTTACCCTCTATCCCGAGCAAAGGTCACGAAAAAGGATATCTGGAAGTTCTGGCTGGGCGACAACATCGACCCTAAGAACCCGATCCATCCGCTACCGCAAGGCTTCGATCTTGGCCTTCACCCATGGGAAGGAAACTGCACCCTTTGCTTCCAGAAGGGTAAAGGCATCAGAAAGCGGATCATCCGCGAAAACCCGCGTGAGCCTGCATGGTGGATACATCAGGAAGTCAGCCAGAGCGGATGGTTCGATAAACGCGATCTGGTTGCTGAATTGGTTGAGCAGATCAGAGCCAATCCAAGCTTTTTCGATGCCGACGACGATATGGAATACGACGTCGAATGCGGCAGTCATTGTGGACTGGAGTACGCAGCATGAACCAGATGGTGACAATCTCCTACGAGGATCAACTGAAGGCCGAAGCGCGCGCCCGTCGGCTGCGACTGATGGGCAAGACCAAGGTCGTCAACATACTGCAAGAACCCCTCCCATGTGCTTGGGATGCGCAAGAGCCAGTCATTCACTTTCCCGGCTATCTCCAGCCAACTCGGTTGATGGTCGAGCGTGAGCCGCGATCCCACGTCGATCTATGGGACGAATACGAAGCCGCGCGCCGAGACCCGCGCCCGGCCCACCGGTTCGCAAAGATGAGGTGCATACATTACGGAATCACGTTCAAGCAGTTTCAGTCTCCAAGCCGTAATCGCGTTCTGGCTCATACCCGACGAGACATCATCATCGAGACGCACGAGGCATTCTCGCACCTATCGTCAACACAGCTTGGCCAATTGGCGAACAAAGACCATACCACCGTCCTGCATATGCTCGGCAGAGTGAAGAAAAAGGCCGTTGCGATGAAGGAATGGCGGGAGAAACAGGCGAGGGCGGAATGATAGATCCCCGCGTCTTCACAATCTGCGAGGAATACGGTCTGCGCATTGTGGACGGCCGGTCTTATCCTGGCATTCGGGAGACGCGGGCTGTCGTCACACTTGATCGCATATTGGCAAGCAAAGGCGAGGATCATTTCCGATATGTGTTGTCAACGGTGGCCGAAACGGAAAATAATGCCGGATATATCGACAAACATCTGCTCTGGGCCGTGAGCGATCTCGTGGAGCAATATAGGCATATAATCGAAGCGAAGCCCACAGAATGGCTCGAAACGTTTGATAGGGCTCCTGTGGGCGAATTGCAGGTGGTTTCAAAGCCACTCAAGCATCAGCGGTTCGCATTGGTTGGAATGATAGCAGAGCGCGTGGTGCGTAGGTTCGGCCCGAACGCAGGACAGGGTGATCTTTTTGCAGAGAGGCGATTAGCATGAACAAACAGCAGATTGAGAACCTATTTATCCGTGCGGCATTCATCGATAGCCGTCTGCCCATCAACGCAAGGCCAAAGCAGCTCAAGGCGGCTTGGTTCACGCCGGCCGCCCTTACCGAGGAAGATCAGCGCAAGTGGCTGGTGCGCGAGCAGGGCGATAAACCCTCCCAGCTTCACAAGACCGACAAGGGCCCAATGCATGACTGGTGGATGGCATTCTGGGATGGACAGTCAGTCGACACCAGTCGCAACGATGTAAGGCTCTGGGAGTTGGCGAATGAGCTGATGACGCTCGTAGCGGACGAGAACAACCGACGCGCGCTGTGGGCTTGGGCAAAGTCGAAAGTCGGCACTCTGGAGGCGCACCAGACGAAGCGCCGTAAATCTCGCAAGGGGTTTGGGACCATGACCATCCACAAGCGGACGCAGCGCGATGTATCCTTCACTGCGTGGTGCCGGTCAGAGGGCAACATTGATGCGGATGGACGCAAATCACCCGTGCATGAAATGACCGGCACACGACGTAAAGACAGGGCGATTGCTGTTATAGAACAGTATCTTGTTCGGGGTAGCTCACCCAATGTCGAAAGAGACGGTTTTGGGGTGTTGCCTGTTGGGCCTGTTTTCGAGCATATTTCAGTCAACATCGAAACAGACGCGCCGGTCAATAAAGGCAAGACTTTTGAGCGAGACGCAGACACCGTTTTCGCGAAAGACAGCGTAGTCTTCGACTGGCGAGAATATAGGAATGAAGAAAGACGCCGCCGCGCTGCTCGAAAGCGCGAGGCGGCATAACAGGCAGGCCGGTTCAATTCCGGCTCGTTGGCCGAGATCAGGTGAAAGACAGGGTTCGAATCCCTGACGCGCAGAGATGCGTAAGACAGTAGTCCAGTTGGTGTGGACAGGCCCGCGTGTCCCCGGCGTTACGGGGAGCCAATTCGCCCAACAGGGCAACGGAATGCGAGGCGGCGCTGAAACGCAGAAGCGCAGGGAACACCGGCATCTTCACCGAACGCGATGCACTGATGCTAGATGCGTTCGCCCGATGCCAGCCACGGTAGCGTGTGGCCCTCGCAGCAAATCAGGAAGGTTGAGCCTAGCAGGCCCTTACGCGGGTGAGACGCGTTCTCCCTTCCTGTTCGATACCCAGAGGATAGACAGACTCCCGTAGCATCAGCTGGAGAGAGCGCCGTCGGCAACAATGCTGGTGGAGGTCGTGGGTTCAAATCCCATCGGGAGCCTGCCTCTGGGGCATATACAAACTCCGGCTTCAAGGCCGTTCACCAGCCCCGCCCGTAACAAGGTGGGGCTTTCGCATTCTTGCAGCCGGGTCTGGCTTCACCATCCGCCAAGACGTGCAAGATAGTCGTTGCTCGCGACCGTTAAAGAAAGAGCAAGCGCATGCCGGGCGTTCCCTCCTATGAGGGTGATACGGGTGCCAGCGGGTGTTGCAACCTTCTCGCTGGTAGCACAGCCATATGAGGCAGGCACGATAGGAAGCCATGGCCGTAGGATTCGGCCCTGTCTGGCGCGAGACGGTAAACCGCGCATCAATTCACGGAGAGCCGTCATGACCTTCACGATTGAGTTTGGCTGGTGGATCGTCCCCGCCATTGTCACGATACTCTCTTTAGGATGGGCCGCATTCATCAGCCGCGACACGGGCAACGATCAATATGGCCCTGGTGCCGTGATCTCGCTCGGCTTCTATCTCGCGGCGTCGGTCGCCTCGTTGCTGGCTTGGCTTATCTGGGCACTCGCCGCCTAACCCCATTCACCCGCCCACATGGAGAGAGCGATGAACAACGCCACTATCATTCTGATGATTGGTATTTTTTACGCCGTGCTGCTCAGTCCGTGGTGGGTAGGCCTCATCGCCGGTTTGATTGTTGGTCTGGCGTCTTGCATCCTTGTCGATGGTATCTGGTGGCTGATGCGGAAGCTCGCACGATGACCAACGTCGAGCGAACGGCAAAACCAGGCCGAACGCTTTGCATCAATCCATGTTGCAACAGGACCGCGCCGGCGGATGAGTTCCCCGGCGAGATGATATGCGGCAAGTGCTTCAAGAGCCTGCCACAGAACGTCCGCAACGATCACCGCTTCTACTGGAAGCAGATCAGGATGTGGCGCCGCCGCATTGCCAAGGCGACCGATGAAATAAAACTGGTCCGCATGCGCAACCTTCTGAACATGTGGGAGCATCGCCTCGGTGACCATTGGGACGAAGAGATCAAAGCCCGCGTTACAAGCCCGGAGAAGCCGGAAGGTCTCGATGGCTTTCTTGAGGAGCTTGGGATCGCATGACCACCACCGAGCAAGAGCGGGAGAGGGTGGACGACGACCGCGAGCAAGCCTGCACCCGGTTCCTGGAACCAACCAACGCGGCATACATCGGCAAGATAAACGACAACGGCGATATCAGGTCTGCACTGTTTGACGATGAGGGCGAACCGTTAGCGATCGGCAGCGAAATGACGCTTCACCAAGTCGCGGTGACAAACGGCTTCGTGGTCGTATCCAGACATTGACCGTTCGCCCACAGGATCCCGCAGATGCGATGGATCATCAATCTTGGTCTACTGGCTGCTGTGGTGCTCTTCTCGCTGTGGCGCCCGTCTGACGCAAAGCAGGTCGCATATCTGCCGAGGCTCGACAGACCGGTGGAAGCGCCCGCCGTCGCCATCCGGCCGAACCGGCCATGCATCGTTGATCGAGCGCCCGTCGTCATTCAATGGCAGGTGGTGGATCCGAGCGGCAAGCGGAAGACTGCAGGGTATCTGATTATCCAGCGGGGGTGCGTGAGATGAAGGCATCTGAGGAGCAGGTTTCTTGACCACCCACACGAAAAAGAGCGGCGAGCCAAACAAGGGTGGTAGGCCACCGGCTTTGACGCCAGATGAGGCGACGTTGGAGATCATTCGCGGGCTTGGCGAGATCCAATGCACCACTAGAGAATGCGCCGCAGTGCTGGGTGTCAGCCATCAGACGTTCATTGCGTTCAAGGCAAAGCATCAGGAAGTTTCTGACGCTCTGGAAGCGGGAATGCAGACCGGCCGGCAGTCACTTCGACGCAAGCAGTTCAAGATGGCAGATACGAATGCGAGCATGGCCATATGGCTGGGCAAGCAATATCTCGACCAGACCGACAAGCAGGACATCACCGCCAACGTGAAGCAGGACGTAACGATATCAGATGCACGGGCAAAGCTTGAACATCAGATCAATCGCGTTGCTTCCGGTATCGGAGAGAGCGTCGGTACTAGCAAGCCTCACTGACGCGGAATGCGAGGCTCTGGTCAATGACTGGGGCTTTCTTGCCAGAGACAACCAACTGCCACCGGATGGTGACTGGTTGGTGTGGCTCATCCTGGCCGGACGAGGGTTCGGAAAGACTCGCACTGGTGCTGAATGGGTGAGGGAGCGTGTGAAGGCTGGGGCGGGGCGTATCGCTCTGATCGCGCCGACGGCTTCAGACGCGCGAGACGTTATGGTCGAAGGGGAGAGCGGGCTTCTGTCCGTCTGCTGGGCTGGCGACAAGACATACTCGGGGGAGGACCTTGGGCGGCCGGCTTACGAGCCATCAAAGCGCCGGTTGACTTGGGCGAATGGTGCGACGGCGACGTGCTTCTCTGCTGAGGAACCGGAACGACTTCGTGGCCCGCAGCATGAGGTAGGCTGGTGCGACGAGCTGGCGGCGTGGAAGTACCTGCAGGACACATGGGACATGTTCATGTTTGGCCTTCGCCTCGGGGTGAAGCCGCAGGCATTGATCACCACCACACCTAAACCGCTCAAGATATTCAAGACCCTCGCTAACGATCCCAAGACGGTTGTGACGCGAGGATCGACATTCGACAACGCCGCAAACCTGGCCGGAACCTTCCTCAAGGCCGTGAGAGATAAGTACGAGGGCACGCGGCTCGGTCGGCAGGAACTATACGCCGAGGTGATGGAAGAGGCTGAAGGCGCTCTGTGGACGCGCCAGATGGTCGAGGATGCCAGGCACGAGGGCGCGTTGCCAGAGATGGCCCGCATCGTTGTTTCAATCGATCCGGCAACCACCAACAAGGAAGACAGCGCGGAGACTGGCATCGTTGCTGCTGGCCTCGGTCGTGATGGTCTTGGCTATGTGCTCAATGATGGCTCGGGCCGGTACAGTCCCGGCGATTGGGCGAAGAAGTCGGTGGTGATGTTCCGAGAGCTTGGGGCAGATCGGTTCGTCGCTGAAGGCAATCAGGGCGGTGAAATGGTCCGCCATACGATCAAGACGGAGTGGTCAGCTGCACCAATCACCATTGTTTATGCATCGAGAGGCAAGGCAGCACGAGCCGAGCCGGTGGCAGCGCTATACGAACAAGGCAAGGTCAAGCATGTGGGGGCGAACCTCTCCACATTGGAAGATCAGCTTTGCACATGGGAGCCGCTCTCGGGCATGCCGTCGCCTGATAGGCTCGACGCGCTGGTATGGGCGCTGACTGAATTGATGCTTGGTATTCAGCCAACGTCCACCACAACAAGGGTATCGGGTCTGATTTGATGGAAGACGTTAAAACGACGCACCCGGATATCACGCCGGATCGGGTAGCCGATTGGCGATTGATGCGCGACACTATGCAGGGCGCGCGAGCTGTGAAGCGATGCGGAGAAACCTATCTGCCGATGCCTTCCGGATTCAAGTCGATGGAAGACGGTGGGAGGGAGGCATACGAAAAGGCCTACAAGCGCCGCGCTATCGTGCCTGACATTCTGGCTCCATCTGTCGCGGCTATGATCGGCATCATCCACGCCAAGGAAACGCAGATAACCGTTCCCGATGGCCTTTCTTCGATCTGGGAGAATGCGGACGGCGAAGGAATGAGCCTTGAGGCATTCCACCGTCGGATTACCCGCTATCTTCTCTGGCTAGGCCGCTATGGAGTGCTGACGACTGCGCCGTCGGAAGGAGGAGAGCCTTTCCTCGCTGGATATGCCGGTGACAGCATCATCAATTGGGATCGCGACTTCTTCGTGCTGGATGAGAGCGGCAAGAAGCGTTCAGGCTTCGAGTGGAAGGATAACCCGAAGTTCCGAGTTCTGGACTTGGTGGACGGATACTATGTGTCGACGGTCTATGAGGGCGAGAGTCTCGATACGGTGACAGTCTCCGATCCTGTGGCGCTCGGTGGCGGCCGTCTCGACTTCGTGCCGTTCTACGTTGGCAATGCCCGTGACGTTGTTCCAGCTGTAGAAACACCGCCACTGGTTGGCATCGCGAACGCCATCATCAATGCCTACCAGCTTTCCGCTGACTGGCGCTGGCAGCTTTACATGTCGGGGCAGGAGACGCTCGTGGCCATCAATGGCGAAGCTCCCAAGACCGTCGGCGCTGGTGTCGTGCATCAGATGATGGGCAACGATACGATGACGCCGGATCTGAAATACGTGTCACCGACATGCGCTGGTATCCAGAAGCACGAGGACGCAATCGAGAAGCAGAAGGAAGCCGCCGTCATGGCGGGCGCCCGGATGCTCGAACAGCAGCAGTCCACACAGGAGAGCGGAGAGGCCCGCAAGCTTCGCTTTGCCAGCGAGACCGCAAACCTCATGAGCGTTGCGCAGGTGTCCGCAGCATTGCTTGAGCGAGGGCTGAAGGCCGCAGCGCGGATGAAGGGGCTGGAAGACAAAGACATCGTCGTCGTCCCCCCGAAAGACCTTCTCGACAGCACCATGTCGCCGGCGGATTTCGCGCAGTTGTTCAGCGTCTACACCCAGAACGGTATCTCTTGGGAAACCTTCTATGAACGCGGCCAGGCAGGCGGGATATTCTCGTCGGAGCGGGACGCAGATGAGGAATACGCGCTTATCGACCCTGAAGGCGCGGAAGAGGAGCGGCTCGCAGCCGTAGCCTGACATCGGCCGTACGCGGCTACATCAACCACCAGCAGGAGAAAAGGCCAATGGCCCTGAAACTCGTTCTGGACTCGCTCGACAATGTCGAGGAGGCCATCAAGTCCCTTTATGTCGAACACTCCGATGGCAAGTTCCATCTGGATACCGACGCAGACAGCGTCCGCGGTCACCGCGACGTTCTCCCCCTTGCCAACGCCTATGAGCGCACCAAGGCCGATCTGGCTACCGCCAAGACTGACCTTGCCACCGCGAAACAGAAGGCGGCTCCAGAAGACTTCGACGCAGAGACGTGGAAGAAGCTGAAGGACGGCAAGACCGATGACGCCGCGCACCAGCGCCAGCTTGTCGAACTTCGCAAGACCCTCGAAGCCGAACGCGATGAGTGGAAAGGCAAGTTCGAAGGCGAGGTCACCAAGGGCAAGAAGGCCGCCGTCAACGCGGCGCTGACAGATGCTCTCTCCGCGTCTGGCATCACCAACCCGACATTCGTAAAGGCCGCCCGTGCGCTTCTGGAGCCGCGTGTGGCCATGGATTCGGATGAAGCCTCCATGGATATCGGCCTTGGCCCGATGGGCATTGCCGAAGCCGTCAAGCGCTGGTCCGCAGGTGATGAGGGGAAGGCCTTCGTGGCACCTGCCAAAGGCGACAATGCCAAGGGCAACGAGAACGGCCACCAACATCAGCAGGTGAAGGGTGACTTCGGCGGGGACGCCAAGGCCCGCGCTGCCGCAATCTCCGCAAAGTTCCCTGAACTGAGCGAAGGCGCCTGACACCTGACCATTCGCCCATAGCGGCGTCTCTCCCGTGATCTCAATGAGGTGACGGGCATCTGGGCAATGCCCGCAATCACACCCAACCATCACGGAAATCAGAAAGGAAACGACCATGTCTCTTTCGCAGATGCAGGTCTTCAACAAATACTTCATGCCCGCGACCATCGAAACGCTTGCCCAGATGGTCGAGAAGTTCAACGCGGCTTCCGGCGGTGCTATCCGCCTGACCACGGAAGGCTTCGAAGGCGACTTCCTTCAGGAATCGTTCTACGCTGCCATTCACTCCGCCCAGCGCCGCGTTGACCGCTATGCTGCTCAGGCCAGCGCTTCTGCCACCGACCTGACACAGCTCAAGCATTCGTCTGTCAAGGTTGCCGGCGGCTTCGGCCCCGTTCGCTATGAGCCGTCGCAGATGACCTGGCTGGACAAGCCGACCGCAGAAGGTATCGAGGTTGCTTCCCGCAACTTCGCAGAAGCCCTTCTCCGCGACCAGTTAAACACTGCCGTGGCTGCACTCGTTGCCGCTATCAGCAATCAGGCGGCTGCCACTAATGATGTGTCAGCCACCGCTGGTGTCAGCTACATCACCATGAACGACGCTCACGCTAAGTTCGGTGATCATTCTGGCAATCTCATCTCCCAGGTCATGAACGGCACGGCCTATCACAAGCTGATCGGCCTCAACCTCGCGAATGCACAGCAGCTCTTCCAGGCCGCAAACGTTCGCGTCGTGGATATCCTTGGCAAGATGGTCATCGTCACCGATGCTCCGGCTCTCTACGAGGCTGGCACGCCGAACAAGCTCAAGGTGCTGTCTCTGGTCGCCAACGCCGCCACCGTGTCTGACAGCCGCGACATTATCTCGAACATCGAGACGAAGAACGGCCAGACCCGCATCGAGACGACGCTGCAGGTGGACTACACCTTCGGCCTCGGCCTCAAGGGCTACACATGGGACGAAGGTAACGGCGGCAAGTCCCCGACCGACGCGGAACTCGCGACCGGCACCAACTGGGATAAAATCGCCAGTGACATAAAACACACCGCAGGGGTGATTACGATTGGCGACCCCACGAAGTAAGTGGTAGAAACAGCGAACCCGCCGGATGCGTCAACATTTGGCGGGTTCTAACCAAGCCCGAACATTGGAGGTTCGTGATGGCTGTTTCCCGTATATGCTCGATTCCTGAATGCAGCAATAAGCACAAAGGCCACGGCCTATGTGTGATGCACCTCTCCCGATTGAAGAGACATGGTGACCCTATGGCAGCCAGGCGCTACCCAAAGCGCGGACAGCCGTGGCAGTATATGTTGGATCACATGCACGATGGCTGCCCTAAATGGCCTTTCGCGAGAAACTCTCGCGGTTATGGGCACATCCAGTGCGACGGGAAGGTAAAAGACCTTCACCGGGTCGTTTGCGAGATTGTACACGGTCCAGCCCCAACACCAGATCATGACGCTGCGCACAAATGCGGGCTTGGACACGAAGGATGCTTCGGCGCGGACTGTATTGTCTGGAAGACGAAGACAGACAACCAAGCAGACCGCGTTGAGCATGGAACCCATGACCGTGGTGATAGGATGTGGGCATCGAAACTGACCGAAGACAGCGTTCGGCAAATTCGAAACATGCAGGGCAAGAAAACACAGCGAGAGATAGCAGAAGAATTTGGCATCTCGCGCCCTCACGTCAGTATGATCCAGTCTCATCATGCGTGGTCGTGGTTGGAATAGATTGGACTGAATTACTTCCCATTTGGCCGCCCTCTGAGGCGGCTTTTTCTATGGAGAGACGAGAAATGACGAAAGAACGCGAGATCGCTTATGAGCCTCATCCGGTCTCCCCGGAACGGAAGGCTGAACTGCGGAAGGCCGGTTACAAGATCATCGACGCCCGCTTCAATCCGGATGTGAAATCGGCGCCAGAAGCTTGCAATCCTGCCGCGGATATCGGCACGGACAGCGGCGAGCAGTTCTCCGACGAACAGCTTCGCGAAATCATCACCAAGGAAACCGGCGAGGCTCCGCATCCCCGGCTTGGCCGCAAAAAGCTCATCGAGCAGTTCAACGCTCTCAATGCCGCCGCCCATCAGGAGGAAACCGCATCCAACGGTCTTTCCCGCCGCGAGATTGAGGCCGATCTGACCGCGATGGAAGTTGAGTTAGACCCGACAAACGACATCGAAGATCTTGCCGCCTTGCGCGACCTGAGCCGCGAAGAACGCAACAAATAATCCTCACAAAGCGCAGGAGAGCCATCAATGAGTGTCGTTGTATCCTTCTTCAAACCGGGAGGCATTGGTGGCGTCGGTGCTGCTCCTGGCATTGGCTACTGCCGCGCTACCGAGGTTTTGGCCGTACCTGGAACCACAACAACTGCTTCACAGGCGGGAGAGATGATCCTGATTGTGAGCAGCGAGAGCAACGTGGTTCGTGTGGCTCATGGCAACACACCGGATGCTGCCGCTGCGGCGTCCACCTCCGACACCACGGCAGGCTATCCAGTCGCGCCCGGCATCATGGTTCCAGTGGCGCCGGGTATCGGCCACAAGATCAACGTCAAGGCTCTGGCCTGATGTCTCAAGACATAGTCGCCGTTAATCGAAGCCACATGATTGCCGTCACGGACGATGGCATCGTCTGCGAGATAACAAATATGTTCGACGGCAACGGCGATGAGACTGACGACTTCAATTCTGCAGTTGTCGGCATTGTGCGAGTTGGCGACGATGAATGGTTCACAGTTGTCTTTGACGACTATGAGACGGCGAGGGTGCACTGATGGCTGACTACTATGGAACCCTTGCCGGCGCTCTTGCCTACCACGAGAGCCGTGGGAACGCCGCGTGGACTGCGGCCGGCGTTGATGACGCAAAGCGCGAAGCGGCGCTCCTGCGGGCTTCTGAGGCGATTGACGGCATCTATGGCCCTCGCTTTCCCGGCAAGAAGGTAAGCCGCTCTCAGGCGCGCGCATGGCCACGCACAGGCGCCGTCGATCTCTGCTCGAATGAGCCGATACCGGAAGACGAAACGCCGGTTGAAGTCGAGAACGCAACATATGCTTTGGCATTGGCGGAACTGACGGCGCCGGGATCATCCACCCCCACACTGACGCTCGGCAAATCCGTCAAGCGTCAGAAAGTCGGAAGCATCGAGCGCGAGTTCTTCAGTCCACAAGAAGGCGTCCCGATCACCATTGAAAGCCTGCGGCCGGTCCTTACCGCAGTTGAGGACGTCCTACGCTGCATCATAACGCCTGATCCCGGCAAGGGCGGCACGTTCAAGTTGGAGCGGTTCTGATGACGTTCTACGATGAAATGCGGGAAGTCGCAGAGGAAATGATTGCCGAGTTCGGAATGCCTGGCGCCATCCGCCGCTCAGTTAAAACCGGGCCAGACTACGACCCAGAGATCACCGAGACGGACTATGCGTGCACGCTGGTCACGATGGAGTATGACGATGCCAAGGTCGATGGCACGCTGATCCGCAAGACGGATAAGATGATCTACGTTTCGACAGCTGGACTCGCCATCACGCTGGCCGATAGCGACAAGCTAATCGCTGCCGGCGAAGTCTACGCCATAGAGAACCTGAAGCCGCTGTCACCGGCTGGTATTGTGGTTTATTACGAGGTTCATGGCAGGCGATAGAGGCACGGTAAAATGGCTGAAACGATGATTGAACGAGTGGCTAGGGCGATCTGCGTTGCCTCAGGGCTCGACCCTGACAGGCCATTCTCGTCCTCAAACTACAGCAAGGAAACGGAGCCGCAAGAGTTCGCATGGCATGAGTACCTGCCAGAGGCTCGCGCGGCTATCAACGCGATGCGGGAGCCAACCCGAGCCATGCATGAGGCAGGTTTGGAAACAACAGGCATGCCGAGCAATACCTATCGCGACATGATCGACGCAGCCCTCAAGGAATAACCATTGAACGACAACGTGCCGCCATCGATCGCAGCCCGCATCTTGGTGCGCGGCGTGATCATAGGCTTCCTCATTGCATGCGCTGCAAGGCTTGGCTGGGCCGCTGGTGGCTGGATAACCGGAGCTTGATATGAACAGACGTGGTTTCATCAAAGGCGCTGCACTTGCTGTAGCCGCCGCACCAGCCGCTGCATCCGCAAGCGTTATAAAGCCGAACGGCATCCGCATGTCCACCGACAAGGCAGACCCAGGTTATCGCGCCTGGTGCATAGCCATGGGCGACGGCAAGAAGCCAAAGGTCTTCCTCAATGGTGTTGAGCAGAAGCATTGCTCAATGGCGGATGAGTCTCTTGGCGAGGTGAAGCGCGCCGTACTCACACCTAGTGGCAACTTGGCTATTGGTCGCGATGAAATCCTTGAAGAAATCGTCTACGGCGACGTGAAAATCTTGGTTGATTGATGGCACGCAGACCAAGCGCTAAGCAGCAGATCCGGAAGCTTCTGGATGATCTGGAGCCAACGGTTCAGAAGGCCTTCTTCGATAGCATCGACAGTCTGAAATCGAACATCGAACTGAACCGGATTGTCGAGCGACTGGAGCAGCAGGACATCGACGGGGCTATGAGAGCCTTGAACATCGATCCAGCGGCCTACAGACCCCTACAGAAGGCCACAGAAGAGGTTTTCGAGAGTGGCGGCAACCAAGCAGCCAAGAAGGTGCCCAAAGCGCCTGAGGCGGCCACCACGACGTTTCGCTTTGATATTCGCCACCCGACGGCAGAGCAGGAACTACGGCAGTATAGTTCGACACTCGTCACCCGGATCACTGAGGATCAGCGCCAGGCAATCCGTGACGCACTCGCAGATGGGATCGCACAGGGCAGGGCGCCTCGCCAGACAGCGCTCAACGTTGTTGGGCGACTCAGCAAGATCACAGGGCGCCGTGAGGGCGGCATTATCGGCTTGTCTGGGCCACAGGCCGGATATGTCGAGAATATGCGCCAGCGGCTTCTCTCGGGCGATAAGGACGAACTCAAGAAGGTTCTGACCATGGAGCGCCGTGACAAGCGCTTCGACCGGACCATTCTCGATGCCATTAAGACCGGCAAGAAGCTTGATCAGGCGGCAGTAGACCGGATGACGGGCCGCTATGCCGATCGGCTGTTGCTTCTCCGTGGCGAGACAATCGCCCGCACCGAGACAATGACGGCATTCAACAAAGGACAGATGTCCTCGATGGGGCAGGCAATTGCAGAGGGCCGGATATCGGCGTCTGTGGTGGTGAAGGTTTGGCATGCCTTCATGGATGAGCGTACGCGCTTCACGCACCGACTGCTCAACAAGACCCGTGTGGCCTTCAACGACAAGTTCCAGACAGCGCGGGGCAGGTTCATGGCACACCCTGGCGACCCGGAAGGCGGCGTAGAAGAATGCGCTTGCTGCCGGTGCTGGATGGAATTCGTTATCGACTTTCTAGCGGATCTGGACTGATGGCACGCGGCGTAACGGTCACCACACGATCGGGCAGGGCATCATTTGGTCAAGCCCGCTTCGGTGCGCAGATTGATGCATGGGTGCAGCAGACGGAGAAGCGGCTGAACGCTGTCTTCCGTCTATCCACCCAGAAGGTAATCGGATACATGCAGGAGAGCGTCCCGGTCAGGGATGGCTTCTTGCGCGCGTCTCTTGTGGTGCTGGTCAACCAAGACCCGCCGAAGGCCGACAAGACAGACGAAGACGGCATGGGGCCATACACTGACGCCTATATGAAGGTAGCGATTGCCGGCGCTGTAGCTGGGGATCGCATCGTGTCGGCCTATACGATGGTTTATGCCCGCAGGCTGGAATACGGCTTCAACGGCACGGATTCGCTTGGCCGGTCATACAATCAGGCACCAAGGGGCTGGACTCGCGCTGCGGTGGCTCGATGGAACGAAGCGGTTCAGGAAGCCACAAAGGAAGCTATAGCGCGCTCGGGTCAATAATGGCCCGGTTGTTCGGGTCTCCGCGCTCAGCCGCAATCAGCAAGCATCCTTGCAAATTTACAAGGGCAGACAGCGCAGCGGCCATCGTTGCGGTGCCCAACGGCGTCAGACACGTGTTGTCGCCAAGCGCCTGTATCGCATCGTGCAGGCGGTCGTAGACGTCGTTATCGCTGAGCGGTGACTTTTCGGACATAGAGGATTTGATACATGGCGACGGGAACGGACGCAACAATCCTTGCTGCGCTCATCGAGCATCTTAAAACGCTCTCATTCTCGCCAGCGCTTCAGATTGCAATGCCGGGCGTTGATTTCCCCGCCGCCAACCAGACGAAGCCAGACAATTACCTTGCTGCATTCTTCATGCCCAACCAGACCACCAACAGCGAGGTTGGGGCAGGGCAGGAACAACACCGCGGCGCTTTTCAAGTCTCGGTGTTCTGGAAGAAAGGCGCCGGCCACATTAAGCCACTGGTAGCCGCAGACAAGGTCATCGCCCACTTCGCCAAGGGCACCACGATTTACGCCGGCGGGCTCAAGATCATCATTGATCGCAAGCCTTACGCCGCCTCACCACTCCAAGAAACCGACCGTGTGCAGGTGCCTGTGACGGTCCGATACCACGCCTTCGCATAGGAAAGGATATCCCCATGGCAGGCATCAAAACCACGCTGGCAGGCACGAAGGTGTCGATCAGCACCGCCCCGGTTACGCTCCCGCTCAATGCCGCAGCATTCGGCGCGCTCACGTTCACCGAGATCAAATCGGTTGGCAATCTGGGTGACTATGGCTCGGCGCCGAACATCGTCAACTACGACACGCTCGACACCGACGTTCGCTCCAAGGCCAAGGGCGTGGAAGACGCCGGCGAACTGTCGATCGAAGTCGCGCGCATCTTCGATGATCCCGGCCAGATCGCTATCCGCGCCGCCGCGCTGACCAAGTTCTATTATGCCGTTAAGGTCGAATACGCCGACGCGCCGTCCGAGGACTGGTCGAACACCATCATGTACGCCGCCGGCCCGGTAACAGGCCCGCAGCTTCTCGGCGGTGGCACGGATGATTTCGTGCGCGAGAGCTATACCGTCGCCTTCACGGATCAGCGCCCGCTCTTCATCGCCCCTGTTAACACGCCATAAGGTGACAAATGGACCTTCTCAAACTCACCCCGAACACTATCACCGTAGACCTGAAGCACCCCGGCACTGACGCCCCGCTCGGCGTCAAGGTCGAACTGCAGAGCCTTGAAAGCGATGAGGTGAAGGCAGTCGAGCGCACCTTGAAGAACAAGGCACTCCGGGGCGGCCGCAACAATGTCACCGCTGAGAGGATTGACGACAACACCGTCGCGATCCTTTCGGCTGCTATCGTCGGCTGGGAGTTCACCGGTGACTCGAACCTGGCTGGTGAAAAGAAGCCCGCCTGCAACGCTGCGAACAAGCGCAAGCTTCTCCAAGTGCCTGCACTGGCGAAGCAGATCGATCTCGCTCTGGGGAACGAAGCCGCTTTTTTCGAGCTGTCGGCGACGAACTAGTCGCCGCTGTCTCCCAGATCGCAAAGTGGGAAACTCCTGGATACGAACTCAACGACGGGCCGAAGACGAAAGTCATCCTCACCCGTCGGGAGTTCAACGAGCGCTTCGACAAGGCTGACGAGAACCCCGACGAGCCGGAAATCCGCGAGGATATAGAGCATATCTGGGCATGGTTCTGGCAACTGCACGCCAGACGCCAGAACGGCGCCAATGGGCCGCAGGCTATCAGCTACCCGGAGATCGACGCATGGTCTCGCATCACCGGTGAACTGCTTCTGCGTGAGGAAGTCGGCATCCTGATTCGGATGGATGACGGATACCGGCAGGCGCTGGCCGAAGAGATGGAAGTGCAGCGGAAGGCGAGGGCGGCATCTTAGGCTGTGGATCATGCTGTATACGCACAAAATGAAACGCAGTAGTTGCGTCAATCTCTTGATTTTCTCAATATGTTCCTGAGACATTCACCTTGTATTCCCTTGGCCATAGGGAAAGCGCGGAAACCGAGATCTCCTTGAGCCTCGGTTCCGTTTCTAACGGACCAGTGCGCTTCTGGCTTGGCCGGCCGAGCGCTCAAGGAGTAACCCCAGCATGATAGAATTCAGGCCTATAGGCGATCCGGTCGCCGCGCCTCGAAGGGCAGGGCAAACCATGAAGGTCAACATCAGCGACATCATTATTCGTGATCGCTACCGAAAAGACTACGGCGACATCGAAGCGCTGGCCGAGAGCATAAAAAACGAAGGCCTTTTGCAGCCTATCGGTATCACCGAGAACAACGTCTTGGTGTTCGGAGAACGGCGGCTTAGGGCATGCGAAGCATACCTGCGTTGGCAGGAGATTGACGTTCGGGTCGTGAATGTTCGCAGCATCGTGGAAGGCGAGTTTGCTGAAAACGAAGTGCGAAAGCAGTTTACTCCATCCGAGCGTCTAGCAATCGCGGCGTCGGTACAAAAGGAAATCGGCAACAGACAGGGTGGGGACCGAAAGACTATAGATTTTCAAGCCGCACGATTGAGCGGGTTGAAAGGTGACAGCAGAACTATCGTTGCCAAGAAGGCAGGGTTTACGTCGCATTCTCAAATGGAGCGGACCGCAAAGGTAATTGGTGAAGGTGATCCTGAACTAGTTAAAGCCCTTGATCGCGGTGAGATTGCCGTTTCGAAGGCCGCAGAGATTGCGAATCTAACCAAGCCTGAACAGGTCGTTTCTCTTCACGGTGAGAAGGTTGCCCGCGAGGCTCGCGAGGAAGCTGAAGCCGCGCTGTTGCAAGAGGTGGCGCAGCATAAGCTGTATCATCCGGCAAACGCCTACACCGACTACATCGAGAAGCACAAGAAGAGACCAGATCGCGAAACTGCCGCGGGGATTGGCAAGCTGCTTGGCTGCCAGGTGAAAGCCGCCGACGGCACGATGCAGCCTCCCAAGACCAAGGCTCAGAAGGCCAGTGAGCAAGAGGCGCGCAGTCTTCGCAAGGAAGAAGAGGCTATTCGCCTCCAGTGCCGCAGCGTGACGTCTGCTGTTGGTTATCTCGCAAATTGCACGGACGATCCTGTGGAGGTGATCCGAATGATTGATCGTTGGGAAACGCCCGCGATCATTGAGAACATTGAGCATGCAGTCGAATGGTTAACCCGCTTTGCCAAGGAGTGGCGCATACATGTCCAAGAAAACAACGCTAAGTGATTTCCGCAATCTGATGGAAGGCGTCAACCGCGCCATCATGGCTGAGAGAGGCGATGGGGAAGCCCCCAACGCCGAGGTCTTGGCTAGGATGCGCGTCAGGCACGCAAAGGAGATGAAGGAGCTGAACAGCCAGCTACTCGATATCGCCCTGGTGAAGCTGAACAACGAGGTGAACAGCCGCAAGGGCGCGAGAGCCTTGACCCAGGACGGTGTTGATCTGTTTGGTACCTATCACCGCATCCCCAAGGGCATCAGCGTTGGTAAGGGCAGGAAGAAGGACACGGCTAAAGTCACGTTCTTCGAAGCTGACCACTACCTTGATGCCCGTCGCAAGCCAAAAGACGACAAGAACGATGATGAGTTCAAGAGGCTCGTTGAGGATTGCCGCCCCTTCAAACAGTCTGATGACGACACTCTGGAAATCTGCATGAAGCGGAAGATTGACGCCGAACGCAAAGGCGAACTCAGACTTTGAACATTCCGCCAATTGGCGAAAAATGAGTTAGGCGGCGCAAGCCGCCTTTCTTGTATCCGGGAGTTGTCAGCTCGTTAGGGTTTCGCTATCCACTTCTCAGTTTGGGGAACGGATATGCTGAAACAATCAATCGCTTTGTCTGTCGCGCTTATTGCTGCTGGATGCTCGTCCACGTCGGCTGATCTCGAAAAGAAGACGGCCGCCACAGCCAAGGTGCAGACGTTCTCCGAGAACTACCAAGAAATATACCGACGCATCCTCACCACGGCCAAAAACTGCCAAGCAGGCAACGTGAATGCATATGCATCGTACGATGTCGAAGGCCAGCTTTATAACGAGCTCGGCTACGGTGAAATAACTCTGTCCATGACGAATGTGGGAACGAAGAACTATTTCTGGAAAGCGAAGGTCGAAAAGCAAGACGCTGGCGCTAGGCTCACCGTCAATGCAGGTAACTCTTTGAATGCCGGTCAGCAGTCTAAAAACGTCCTCAGATGGGCGGCCGGCGATACCGGTTGCTGACCTTCAATTTGTGAACTCGCCTCTGTCTGCCTTCGCCGCCTGTTCCCGCGTGATGTATCCACTCGCCACGCAGTGATCCCGCAAAGCCTTTGACGGCGATCCTTCGCGCGTCAGGGTGGCGCGACAACCATTGACCATCGTTCTCTCTTGAGAAGCTGCCTTGGCGGCCTGTTTCTGCTGGTACTCACTCCAGGCGAAATACCCGCCGCCCGCGATAATCACGACGCAAGCAGTAGCAATCAGAAATTTCAACCAACCGTCCATTCTGGCTCCCTCTGAGGTTGCCGGAACCATACGCATTGAAACGCCGGAAGGTAAAGCCCCATGGATATCGCGCAGCTTGGCATCGAGGTCCAGTCCGGCGGCGTGAAGAGCGCAACCAACGACCTGAAACAGTTCACAAATGCCTCTCGGGTTGCTGAACGTGCCGCTGCTGGCCTGTCTGATGCGTCTGGCAAGTTTTCCACATCTGAGATCACGGCTATGGCTGCGGCTATGGGCTCGGTAGAGAAGACGTCGAACGCTGCGGCCAAGGCGCTGGCAGCCGCGTCTCTGGCCGCCCAGCGCGCTGGTTCCCTCGGCACGACGGGCGTAAGGGCACTTGTCCAGTCGGCTGGGCAGGCTCAGCAGCAGGTTCGCAACCTCGCCTTCCAGTTTCAGGACATCGCCACGATGATGGCTATGGGGCAGTCGCCGTTTATGCTTCTGGCGCAGCAGTTGCCGCAGGTTACCATGTACGGTGGCCAGCTCACTGGTGTGATGGGGGCGCTGAAATCCACCCTCGCAGGGTTCATCAGCCCGCTTGGCTTGATCACCACGGGCTTTGTGTTGCTCGGCACTGCGGCAATCTCATATTTCTCGGAATGGTTCTCCCGCGGCTCAGAGGCAAACATGACCCTCAAGGAGCAAAGCGCCCTCATCCAGCAGGTCGCGAGCGATTGGGGAGATGCAGCGCCGCAGATGCGCGCCTACGCTGACGAGATGGAGCGTGCGGCCAAGGCTAAAGGCCTTATGGATGCGGCAAACGTCGCTTCGGCTGCGCAGTACACCGCAGTCGAGGACGTGCTTGCTCGCATCAACGAGGAATACACTGCCGCAATCCGCAATCTTCGCGGCTATGGCGACGAGACCAACGGCGTTGTGAAAAACCTCACGTCTTCCTTTACGGACCTGCAGTCCAAGATCATGGAAGGTAGCGCCACGTCGGAAGACCTGAAACGCGCCCAGGACGCAGTCAACGTAGCCGTAGACCAGTACGGCACTCCCGCAGTTCTCCGGTATGCGGCGGCATTTGCCACGCTGGTGCCTCAGATCAATTCGGCAATCAACGCCGCCGCGAACTTTCGCAACGAAGCCTCCAGCCTTCCGGGGCTAGACCGCATGAATGACCCACGGACGTGGCGCAGCGCTGGCCGAACAGATCAGTTTGGGGCTGATGCCACCATTCAAGGCACGGCCTTTCCTCTGCCCGACAATGGCCCTGTTCCAGGCGGCCGCCCGAGTGTCGAGCTGTCTGGCCTTCCGAAGGTCAAAGGCTCCGGCGGCGCGAAGCAGAAGGCCTACGAGACGGCTACAGCCTCGATCAGCGAACAAACTCGCGCCATGCAGGCACAGACAGCCGCACAGGCAACGCTGAACCCACTGGTGAGCGATTACGGCTATGCCGTCGCTAAGGCCAAGGTGGAAACGGATCTGCTGCTGGCCGCCGAGAAAGACAAGAAGGCTATCACGCCGGAACTGACGGCGCAGATAAGTGCACAGGCCGAAAGCTACGCTCAGGCCGTTGTCGAGCAGAACAAGCTTACTGAAGCCACCAAGAAGGCCACGGAAGCGGTCAACTTCGTCAAGAACACGACCGCCGGGTTCATCAACGATCTGCGCGACGGCTTGAAGAACGGCGAGAGCTTCTGGGAATCGTTTAGCAACGCGGCCTTGAACGTGCTCGACCGCATCACCGACAAGCTGTTGAACGACGTCATGGACGCCATTTTCAAAGTGTCCAATGCCGGTTCATCGTCTAGTGGTGGGGGCTTCCTTGCCAGCCTATTCGGCGGTTTGTTCGGTGGCACCCAGTGGGGAGGAATCAAATCAGGCAAAATCACTGGCGGCCTCTTTGCAGACGGCGGCTATACAGGTGGCGCATCTGAAAAGGCAGTCGCCGGTGTCGTGCATGGCGGCGAATATGTCTTCTCCAAGAAGGCAACCGACAGGATCGGCCTTAGCAACCTCGAGGCCATGCACCGCAGCGCCAAAGGGTATGCGGTCGGCGGCTATGTCGGTGCTGCATCCACATCAATGCCCGCGAACAGCAACGTTCAGGCAGGTGGGCAATCTGTCATAATGGTCCAGCTATCTCCCGACTTGGAGGCTAGAATACTCCAGCAGGCGGCCGGCCAGACAGTCAAGATTGTGGGGCAGAACGAGAAAAACAAGCAAAACCTCCAGCAGAACGGGCAGGCGCAGAATGGCTGATCCTATTTCGCTTCCAGCCCTCGGATGGAGGGAATGCATATTCGACCCGGTGCAGCCACGCAGCATCAACCGCATGGAAGGCCGTAGGACGGAATCTCAGTCCTTTGGCACTCCGTACTGGCGGGCAACCTATCAGGCTACTTGGCTCGATAAGGCCAAGTTTGGCTTGATGGATGCGTTCATGATGCAGGCGGGCGATGATGGGGAGACCTTCCTCGGCTACGACGTCTTCCGGCCTCGGCCTATCGCTATGGACACCGGTTCGCCTTTGTCCGGTACCAAGGCAGCCGGCGGCGCGTTCAACGGGGATGCTTACCTTCAGGCAATCACCGGAACCACTGAATTGAACGTTGGCGGCCTTCCGGCGGCGTTCATCTTCTCTCCCGGAGATTATGTCGAGCTTAGGATGTCAGCACTCAAGCGGTCGCTGCATCGGGTCATCGCACCGGCTACGTCTGATAGCGGCGGTTTTGTCACGCTCAATGTGCGCCATCCGGTTGACCGAGATCATTTCACATCGAGTGCGACGGTCCATTTTGAAAAGCCGTCTTGCACGATGCAGATTGACCCGGACAGCTACTCCGGCGCGAAGTCGTGGGATAACCGCGAGCCATCATTCAGTGCGACTGAGGTGTTTGTATCATGAGCCTTGATCCAGTCGTCGCAGCGCAGATTGAGAAAGGCCGGATTGCCCGCCTTGACCTGATCCGCTTCGATCTACCCGGCAAGACTGTTGGTTACCATCGTGGTGGCCGGTCCTACACCTATAACGGCCTCGTCTATTTGCCGAACCGGTTTCTGGATATCGGCAGCATGACATCAGCTGTGGGAACGGCTGTCACGACGCGCACCATCACGTTCTCGGATATCCCTGTTACTGATCCAGACGATGCAGTCGCGAAGATCGAGGAGTTCGATTACCAGAACTCCCCGGTCATCATCGCCCACCTTTGCGGCGTGCCGAATACGAACGAGGTTTTGGGCATCCTCGCATCGTCCATCTATGAGATCGATCAGGTGCGATACAACAAGGGCGCCGTATCGGGCTCTGAGCGCACGCTGACGATGGAGATCGATCTGCAGCCCCCAGGCCGATCTGCGCGCGGTTCGACCGGCGTCAAGCGCTCGATCGCAGAACAGCAGTTCGACAATAGCCCCACAGACACAGGCCTCGAATTCGTCGCGACGAACGCGTCGATACCGGAGGAGTGGGGTCAGAGGAGTGGGTAACGTGGTATCCAGTTCAGCTATCAGCAAAATAATGGATCGGGCTCGGCGCAGGATGCACGATCGTTTAGTCGCTCGCGCTCACGAAATCAGCCTTCAAACCAATGCTGATGTGGTCGTTAAATTCGATGACGGGCGCGAGACGATTGTCGTCTCTCCTTCGACCAAAGAGACCAAGGCATAGGCTAGGACTTCATCTACATGAATCGTTTCCGAATTGTCGAAGCTACGCTAACCGCGGAGCTGGCGAAGCCGTATGCCTATGGCACAGCCGATTGCTTCTTCATGGGCTGCGCAATTATCGACGCGCTCACAGGGGCAGAGACGGCCAAGAAGTATGTGGGTTCCTACAAGACCCTCGCAGGGGCACAGAAGGCCCTCAGGAAGCGCAAACACAATTCGCTGGTGACATTCTTCGCCGCAGAGCTTGAACAAGAGCCAAAGGGCGCCGCTGAGGCGCGGCTAGGTGATCTGGTCATCCTTCGCCTTGCTGACGGCGCTGAGCATGTCGGCGTCTGTCTTGGCCTTCGCTTCGTCACGAAAACACCGGACGGCCGACAGGATTACGGCCTCGGTGAAGTCATCGCCGCCTTTCACATCGGATAATCGTCAATGGCAATTTTTTCACTGATCGGCGGCGCCATCGCTGGCGCGCTGTTCGGCGGCTCTGTGCTGGCTGCGACCCTGATCAGCGGCGCTCTTGCCTTTGGTGCCAGCCTTGCTCTCAGTTACCTTAAGCGGCCCAAGAAACGCTCGTACACTGCCGTTCAGGGCGAAACGCAGTATGGCGGTGATATCGACGTTCAGGCGCTGTACGGTCACGGCAAGACCAAAGGCCAGCGGACCTATTACGCAAAGTGGGGGCAGGGCAACAAGTACAATGCCGAGGTCTTTGTGCTGGCCAACGGCTGGTGCGATGGCCTTTTCGATTACTGCTTCGTCTATGGTGAGCGCCGTGCGCTGATTCAGGTTGCGAACGTCGGCGGCGAAGCTGCGCATTATCGCGTCGACGGGTTCAGCGACAAGATTTCCATTCGCTTCTACGATGGCCGCCCCGGTCAGCCGGTGGACGCCAAGCTGGTTGGTGACACGGCGGCTCTCGGCAACACGTGGAAGAGCACGAGCGTCAACGCTGGTCAGTGCTATGTCGTTGTCGAACGGCTCTATGACAGCGCTTTATTCGAGAAGGGAAAGCCCGAGTTCGAATGGGTGATGCGTGGTCTGCGTGAGTACGACCCCCGCAAGGATTCGACGGTAGCGGGCGGCTCCGGTCCGCAGCGCATCAACGATCCTGCAACGTGGGTGTTCACGCGCAACCCGGCTGTGCACCGGCTGAACTATCAGCTTGGCCTCAGGGCGCTAAACTCTGGCCGCACGTTGATCGGTGAGGGTAAGTCGCTCGGTCAACTGGACCTGGCAACGTACTTCGTCGCCATGAACGTCTGCGACACCATTAAGGCCGGGAAGCCAACCTATGAATGCGGTCTATGGGTAACCGGCGGCGACGATCATACGGAAATCCTCAAGGAGTTTGAGGACGCGATGGCAGGTTACGGCCTCAACCGTCGTGGTCTCTCGGGCGTCATCGCTGGCGCGCCTCAGATTCCGGTTCTGGAGATTACGAAAGACGACCTCGATACGGGCCGGTCGAGCGAATACCAGTTCAGGAAATCTGCTTTCGAGCGATATAACCATATCTCCGGCCAGTTCCTTTCAATCGAGGACAACTGGAACCCGCAGAGCCTCAAACCCGTCTATTCGAATGCCGACGTGGCCGCCGATGGCCGCAACCGGCAGACCAGTAATGATTTCCTTCAGGTCACCGACCCGGATATCGCGCAATACCTTCTGACCATTCGCTATCGTCAGAACCGCATGGGCGGCACGGCCACCTTGCCTGTCAGCCTGCGTGTGGGCCTGAAGGTGCAGGAAGGTGAATGGATCGTCTGGAACGGCCGTACTTGGATGATATCCGAGTGGCTGTGCGACGAAGGATTCAACATCACGCTGAAGCTTTCAGAGACCAGCGCCGATATCTACGATGATGGCGATATCGACCCCGGCCCTGTGGTTATCCCTCCGACGCCGCCGATCAACCCTTCGATTCTGACGACGGTTCAGGACTTTGCGGTCGAAACAGGCATGATCGAGGGTGCCGAAGGGTTCCAGACGCCGGTTCTCCGTTTCTCTTGGGATCCGCCGCAGGACCCGTCGATTGTCGAAGTCATCTTCGAATATCGCATCAGTGGTCAGACGACCGTTTACACTGACGTCTGCAAAGACCCGGAGGCCGGCGTATACCAGACGTCCAAGGATGTCATCTCGGGCGTTTTCTACAACGCGCGCGCCACGATCCGAACGGTTCCTGACCGGTTCAAGACCTACACGCCTTGGGTCACATCGGCCAATGTGACCGGCAATCAGACCGTCTATGCTGAGCTTGATCTATCGGGCTTGGATGGAATTCTTGGCTGGCTGCGCAACAGTACCAGAACGGCGCAGGATGCTATCGACGGCCTCATTGCCGGGATGATGGAGCTTTCGGTTGTTGCCTACAAAGACACAAGAAACCTCGCCAGAGAGCTTTCTGTGGAGCTTGGCGCGGCGAGGGCTGAATACAAGGAAGAGATCCAGCTTGCCGTGAATGAGACCATGGCTGTTGCTGGTAAGGTGGAAACGCTGACGGCGGCGCTCGGCGGGAACACAGCTTCGATTAACGTTGCTTGGGCTGTTGTGGCTGCTCCATCGGGCTATGCTGCTCGATATGGCATCACAGCCGCCGTCGATGATGAACAATATCGCTCATCCGTGTTTCTCATGGATGTTCCGTCCAACCCATCCTTGCCGACCCGTATTGTCATGCAGGCTGGCCAAGTGGTCATGATCAGTGACGACGATCTGACCATAAAGCGACCGTTCGTGTTTCAGTCTGGCGTTCTTTACCTCGATGAGGTGAGGGTCAACCAGTTGTCTGCCCTGTCCGGCGTATTGGGAAACGTCGATATTTCCAGCGCCTATATCGGCAACCTGATCGTCGGCACGTCGAACATCGCTCAGGGCGTGGTTGTAGGGTACTCGTCGGGGTCTGGCTCTGACGGCACCGTATCAACTACCACGCTCACCACCGTTGCGACGTTCACAATTACTCATGGTTCCAATCAGCCCGTGCTCGATGTTTGCGCAGTCGCCAGAGCCGTTCAAGGGGGAGGCGACGGCGTCGCCTATCGCCTCATCTGCTCAAATGACAGTTCCGTTGTCTTCCCGACATCTCGCGTTTTCGCTGGCTCTGGCGCCGGATTTGGTGGCAGCAGCATATCGGCAGTTGGGGCCTACAAGGTGACGAACTCTCGCACATCGACAACTTTTGCACTCCAGATCGCCAAGGTCAGCGCTGGAGACGCATCCGCCCAAACTACAAACACCTTTTTCAAGGTTCTCGAAATCAAGTGAGTTTCTGAGGGTAAAGATTATGGCAACTGGAAATCATATGCAAATTGACGCTTTGGTCGGTCTGCAAGAGGCGGAAGTTCGCGAAGCTTTCCTGAAGAACCGCACGCTCCTCCTATCCCAGCACCTCGCGATGCAGAAGCAGGAAAACCAGATCCTTCTCGACAAGATAAGCGGCCTTGAGGCCGATCTGCGCTTGGCGCAAGGCGAAGCTCACGCTACCGAAGGAGCATCCGAATAATGGCTAACACCACATGGTACGGCGATGGCACGGCGACGATCGCCGTTGGCTCTCGCACTGTGACCGGCACGGATACCGGCTGGCTAACGGAAGTTGCTGGCCTGACGCCTATCAAGGTCGGCGACAAGTTCGGTATTCACGTCGGCCGCCCAATCGTCATCGAGCAAATCATCAGCGATACGGAACTGTTGCTTGCTGATGACTGGCCCGGTCCGGCGCAGACGGACGCCCCGTATAAGGTTGAGTTGACATCGCCGACGATTGCGGCAGTCGAAGCAATGCGCCGGCTGCTTGCTTCGCTGTCGAACGGCAACCTCGATAGCCTGTCAGAAATCACGGTCAGCACGGATGACATTCCGATTGGTATTGGCCCGGGTGTGTTCGGGACGATCAACAAGGCGGAACTGGTTCAGGATGGCGGATGGGAGCTAATCGGTAAAATCGACATGGCAGGACTGACGACGGCACAGCCTCATCCGTTGCAGATCTAGCTTATTCGCTCCTTCAGGTACGTATTTCACTTTACAGGTGTCAACGGACAACGGAGCCACCTTTATTAGCGCTACGTCTGATTATGAATTCACGTTGACAGACGTAACCTATGACGGCTCTACAACGGTCACATCTGTGTCAAGCACACAGTTCCCCGGAATTTTCGTTGGCGACATAACGTCCGCAGGAGTGACGGAAATCTCCAATTTCAACAAACCTCGCCCACTCCTAGCGACGGCAAACTTCCTCAGTCGTTCTCCTACGATGCGAATAAACAGAAGCATCGGGACCACATCGGCCGCATCTTCAGCGAGAAACGCGCTTCGTGTGCAAGGTTTTGGAGGAGCCGCCACTTATGGTGAACTGTATTTTTGGGGAGTTCGCGGATGAAAATTGCCATCCTCGATGCCGAAACCGGACAACTCACCAAGCGGAATATGACGGCGGGAGAGATTGCCGAACTGGAGTCTGTCGCGCCAGTGCCTTTTCCGTTTCCTGAGCCGGTCACGGTTGTTTACGGGGTCGATCTCTGGTCCCGAATGACGAATGGCGAGGCTGATCAAGTGGGTGCGGCCATGGAGCAACAGCCTTTCCGCGTCCGCCGCATTTTTGAAAGTGCCAATTCATACCGCAGCGATCACGAACTGTGGCCGCTGCTTCAGCAGATCGCCACCACGCTTTTCGGTGAAGAGCGCGCGGCCGAAATCCTAGCGCCGTCTGCGCAGTGATCTTCGTCTGGCCGGTAGCGTAACCCGGCCCCCATAACCCACAATCAGGACATCGCTATGACTTACAAGCTTCCGCTGGAATGGCTCCAGCCGGTTAAGATGGCTTGTTGGCCCGAAGCCGCATAGCTTCTGCTGCGCTATATGGGTTTTGATTGCGGTAAACGACGCGGGCATGGAGCGCGAGATAGGGAACTTCCATGATGCTGGCAAAATCTTTCAAGCATATCTTGTCGCCCTCATGGTCAACCAGAATAGAACTCTTTCTGTTTACCGATTGCTCGCGGTTAGTTGCCCAACGGCAATTTCCTGGCTCGTAGTTCCCAAGCGGGTCTGGGTATCTGTCTAGCGTTGTTCCTTCTGGTCGTTCCCCCATGTCGGCAAGGAAGTTCTCGAAGCTATCGGCCCATCGGCGGCACATAGTAATCCCGATTGCGCCATATCGAGGATATGCCTTCGCTGATGGGCGGAAACACCGAGCATATGCGGAACGGTATGACGAAAATGTTGGGCTAACTTGCCGTCCTAGAGAGTGGCCATGAGTTATTGACCTCTCCTTGAGACGCTCCAATGCAATGCATCCGCAGCTCTTGGTGTGACCACTGCGCACGTGCGCGATTGAAGCAACGCAACTGGCACCGCACTCGCAAGAGAACAGCCATTTTCCTCCCTTGTCACCTTCCATCCTGATGGCTTTCAAGCGCCCGTAAATCTGGCCTGAATAGTCTTTCGCAATAGCCATAATCAACGCCCTCTGTGTGCAAACACAGTACACGAATCCACCAAAAATTGAAATGGAGAATTGCCATGCCCGTCTTTGGCGCCGCATCGATGAAGAACCTTGAGAAGTGCCACGCGAGCCTCAAGCTCATCGCGACGGAAGCGATCAAGGAGATTGACTTCCGTGTTCTCGACAGCACGCGGGGACGGGACGCGCAGAACCGGGCCTTTCAGACCGGCAAGAGCAAAGCGAAGTTTGGGCAGTCGGCGCACAACTACGTCCCGGCGATCGCCTTTGATCTCTTCCCGTTCCCCTACGACTGGAATGATCGGAAAGCCTTCACCAAGCTTGCCACCATCATCATGCGGATTGCCAAGGAAAAGGGCATCCCGCTGCGATGGGGCGGCGACTGGAACATGGACGGCGACAAGACAACATCGGACGCGTGGGATATGCCGCACTTCGAACTGCACCCGTGGCGCGACTGGGCGAAAAAATCCCAACTGTTTGAAGGCTGATCCGATGAAGTTCTTCATGGATCACAAAGCATCCGCGGAGTGGGCTGTTCGCCGGAGGATCATCATCATTGCTCTGATCTGGTCAGGCGGGCTTGTGACGTATCTGGCAATCTGGGGGCGGCCAATAGCGCTCAGTGACACCGTGGCCATGAACCTGATCCTGCTCATCGGCGGGATCATCGGCAGTTACGTCTTCGGCGCCGTCTGGGAGAAGAACACTCAGGTTAAAGCCGACATCGCCCAGCAGGCCGTTGATCAAGGCGATACCGACACGACGGTAAAGGTGGAGCCATGAGCATCCTCAGCTATATCTACATGGCTGTCGGCGCGCTGGCGATGCTGGCGCTGGCTCACCTCTACAATGAGACCATCGACAATCCGTATGTGCGACGACAGGCCCTTTCCGGTTATGTCCAGCAGTCCGAGCGTGACGCCCTTAAGGCCCAGCTTGACCGGGAGCGTTCACTGCGTGAAGCGGCCGACCAATCGCTTGCCGCAGCCACAAAGCGCGCTGACGAGGCCACCAAGGCGAAACAGGCAGCAGAGGCCGTGATCGACCGGTTGGCCGAAGAAGCCGCCAAGGACGCCACCCTTTCCCGCCCCAACGAAAGCGACAAGAAATGGCTATCCGAGCGCTAATCCTCGCAGCCGTCGCGCTGCTGCTCATGAGCTTTACGGGTTGCCAAACGACCGGGCAACGTCTCAAGGCCGCATCCGTCGTCAAGGGCGAGACTGCCGCCCGTCATCCGGTTCTCGTTCTACCTGCCGCCTGCACCGCTCTCATGGAGCGCGTAAAGCTCCGCGACGAGCCGTGGGTAATTCATTCGTGGCGCTGGAACGTCGCTGCCGACAATCGCGACCAGTTGGCACGAGACTGCCAAGCGTGGGCCAATGATTACAATATGAGGATTTCTCAATGATCGGTCTTGGACTTGGCCTGTCTCTCGGGGTGGCTGGTAGAGGTGGCAAGAAGTATGATCCACTCGCAACGGCTCTGTTTGCGCGCATGAGTGTCCAACCCGACCAGACACGGAAGACCCTGATCAACAGCCGCATCATTGCTGGCAAGGCAAAATCGTTCTGGGCAAAACTTGATGCGCTTTGGGTCCACGCCGCCCACGATGCCCAAGCCGGCAGATTGAACTGGTTGACGGGAAATTATGACTGCGTTCCCATTAATAACCCGACGTTCACCACTGACCGTGGCTATATGGGAGATGGGTCTGGCAGTTATCTCGATACCGGCTTCAATCCCTCAACCGCCACGTCTCCAAACTACCAGCAGAACAGCGGATCACACGGCGTAAGGTCAAATACCGATAACATCGGGACCGGTTCTCTTGCGGGGTTTTATGACACGACGAACAATCGTGGCACGACCATCAATCCCAAGGTGGACAACACCAATCAGCAAGCAGTCTACCGTCTCAATCAGGGATCAACGGCTACTTCATCAACCGTGGCCGCTTCCCCCACCTCTATAGGCATGTTTGTTGCCAACCGCGTGGGAGCTACCGATATCCGGGGCTATCGCAACGGGACGAAAATCGCCACGGCGGCGACTGCCTCAACGGTCGTGGCGAACGGCAATATGCGGCTTGGCTCCATCAACGCAAGCAGCTTCCGAGCCTGTCAGTTCTCGATGGGTTTCATTGCTGGCGGTCTGACGGATCAGGAAGCCCAAGACCTTTTCGACTGGTTTGAACCTTACCGTATCGCCCTTGGCATAACCTAAAAGGACAAAATTATGACTGTTCAATCTTGGCTTATCTTCACCCCCGCACAGGCGACACAGGTCGTTGAAGAAAGCAAAGTCACGAATTTTAAAATTGAGCCACGCGTCATCGACGGGCAGTTTGTTGCTAACCTTGGCGAACCGCTCTTGGTGGCTGGCAATTATGTGGCATCAGTCGCAGTTCTGGTCGGTCCAGAATATGGCCCGGTTTGGGCTTCCACATGGGTTGGCAGTTTGCCAGTCAGGACGGCCGATAGCGACATTCTGTTCCTCCCCCCGATTATCTGATGGCATCCGCCCTCGACCTATGGCCGGGGGCTTTTCTTTACTCGCATCGCAGGCTGGGATAATGGCAGGAAACCAAGAGATGAGCAGCAACGGCTTCGATCCGATGGCCCAATATGCCCGGCTCAGCGAGAGAGTTGAGAACCAGGGTAAGGACATAGTCGATCTCCGGTCGAACATGAACACCGGGTTCCAGACCATCAACACCAGCATTTCGCAATTGTCGAATGAGCTTCGCAATTCCAGCAAGACACAATGGCCGGTCATCTGGGCGGCGGCCGGCGTGTGCTTTACTGTCCTCGCCACCGGCGGCGCGTTCTTCTACAACAGCCTCAGCAAAGGGCAGGATCGGCTTGACCTGATCGTGGCGAAGAACGCCGAGACGGCACAGTCAGCAATCACGGCTGTTGTCGACAAGATGGTGACGCAGAAGGAAATGGAGTGGCGCACCGCGCGTGGCGCTGAAGACCGTGCCAGAATGGAGACATCGATCAAGGATCTTCGCGAAGCAATGCAGAAGCAGATTGATGAACAGAAAGCCAACTCCGCGTCAGTGTATACGCCCCGTGATATTCTTCTGGATAATCGGGAGAGAATAGACCGTCTAGAACGCCAGCGCCTTTCACCCGGCGGCTGACGCCTTGAACATATCCCTTTGCGGATAATGCTCCCAGCAATGCCATGTAGATTTCTCAGCCTTCGACCGGCTGAATCCAAAACTTCCCCAAGCCTTACATCCCGGATGCTCGCACCAGTGGTTTTCGTGGACGCCGTCTCCGGCCTTCGTCTGGTCACTCATAACCATACTTCTCCTTAAGCTCGGCCTTGCGTCGATCCATCTCGGCAATCACCTCTGGGTTTTCATATGGCCTGCTCATATCGGTATGGGGCGGGCTGAGCTTCGAATCTCCCGGTCGTCCACATTGATCACAGACGAAGCGCCTGTTCAAATAACTCTCGTTCGGATTGATCTTCGACAGGTCCACTTCAACGCGGCGCTCACACGGCGTGCAGTAGGCCGTTATCGAATACGCTCGAATGTATAGATACCCAAAGGTTCCGGTGCGCAC